ATGATTGTTGAAGTGACCATTGCGAAAGAGAAAGTAAAAGCTATGCCAAAGGGTTCGGTAGATGCGCTGCGGGATGAACTGATAAAGAGGCTGGGGAAGAAGTATGGGGATTTAGAGGTGATCGTGAAGTCAGCCAGCAATGACGGCCTTTCAGTTCGGCGTTCGCAGGACAAGGAAGGCGACAAGGCTCACGTTGAAAAGGTTGTGCAGGAGGCGTGGGAATCTGCGGACGAGTGGTTTGCAAAGTAAGGAGTTTGGTTTGACGAAAGTGCAATACTGACCTAGATTTGTAACGTTCTACCCAATGCCCGCAGGGGCAATCCATGTTTGTTTCATTGCTGTGTATGCTTGCCCGCCCACTAGCGGGCTTTTTTTCGCCTGTTTACTGTACTACGCCCTTTTCCAGAATTAGAATGCCAGCTTTTCACCAACCATACTGACAGGAAGTGATTATGGATGAAGTAGATTTGGCCCAGCAACTGGAACAGGCGATCATCGCTGCTGCACTGGAAAACCGTAAGAAAAGCCCGGTCAGCCCAGACGGAAAATGCATCTGGTGCAAGGATGAGCCGGTTGTGGACAAAACCGCCTTCTGCTCTGCAGATTGTGGTGTTGACTATTTCAAACACGAGCGCGAGATGAAGCAGCGCATTACCGGTGATTAGTGTCCGGGACAGGAGTTTGGCTAGGAACTATCAGAATGGAGCTCCTCGAATGGGAGAGTTGACTATACCTTCAGGAAAAATAGCTTTTATGTTTCCTGCGAAGTTCAATCTTGAAGGGGCGCGATCGCCAGTTCTTAACTTCTCAGTTAGGGATGATGGAATCATAGCTATGAGTGTTGGAATATCTTTTCTTGAGCTAAACGCCGGTTCGCCCTATTTTGTAAATCTTAAGCTATCTAGCCCAAATGGCGATGAGGTAACAATCTCATCAACACTGGAAGCAATACCTGGCGACCATATAGACCCAATCAAAAGGTCATCCTTTTTGACAGCAAGTTATTATTTTGAGCCATCATTAAATGGGAGTCATCGATTTACTTGCGAGTTGTTGGATGTGATTAGAGACTCAAAACCAGTAGATGCCATGAGTCTCTGGTTTAATGTATTGGGTGTGGAGGATTCAAGTGCCAGCTAAGGACTATGTAAAATTAGTCAGCACCTCTGCTTGGTCGCCAGAGGATGTTGCTGATAGACAAGATCATCATAATGAGCCATCATCTGAGCATGGTGGTGGAAATGGCGGTGGAGGCAATATGGCTGAGCGCTTAGAGAAGCTTGAAAAGAAAGTAGAAGCAATTGACTCCACTTTGTCACGCCTTAATGAAAGCATGGTCCGCTTAGATTCTAAGATTGATTTGCAGGGCGCAAAGCTTACGTCTGCTCTTGAATTACAGTCAGCTAAACTGACAGCCGCCCTTGAACTTCAGACGCAGAAGCTGACTTCCTCTCTTGAAAAACAGTCGCTTGGTTTTGATGGTAAGCTGAAAGACCAAAGGATTGCTATAACTGCTTGGGTTTTAGGTTTGCCCAGCGTTATTTATGGTCTGTACCGAATTGTAGAATTAATCGCAGCCCATAATCCAAGTTAACAAGCCCGGCCACAGCGCCGGGTTTTTTATGCATTCGGTTCCGATCACCATTTCGCCCCAACTTTCCAAAAAAGAAAAACTGATTTGATTACAATGTCATGGCGTCAATTCATCATCGCAGGTAGAATTTTTTATCAGGGAGAAATGCTTTACATGGATGTAAAATAACGCTCTCTTTACCCAACCTGTGTAGTGTAATTCAGATGTTCGCGTTTGCCCGCTCACCTTGACGGGCTTTTTTTCTTCTCAGTATCCAGCCTGACTTTCAATTGATCGGTTAAAACGATCATTCTCCTGAAATCGATCGTTTTTAACTGTTTTCAGACAAGTCTTATTGGCTGTTATCCTCATTTTCTCAACAACAGTGAGGCAGCTATGACACAATTCACCGGGTATCTGCTGCTTTTTGGTCTGACCGCAATGACGCCAGCAATGTTGTTTCTCGCGTTGGTCTATGGGCTCGTTTTCAAAAAGAGACCCGGCTCGCCGGGCTCGTGCTTATGTGGGCTTAACCGGCCAGGTGATATCCGGCGCTTTGCTGGTATCGACAGCGTAGAGCGCATCAAGATAATCCAGCCACGTATTGTAAGCCGCCAGCTCATCCCCTTTCAGCCTTCCCAGCGCCGCCTTACCGGGCCACTGACGTGAATTCATGTAATTGTTTGCCTGGCTGATTAGCGCCGACCGGGTATTGTTAGCCGTATCGACTAATTCTTCCTTTGTCGGAGGGGGCAAATCAACCCATGCAGGCATTGAGTCGGCCCCTGCCCCTCTCATTTTCCCCTCTGGCGGTGTCCCGCTGAACTGCTCAAACACTTCATCTGAGACCTCGATCCCGTCATCGGGCCAGGTATTACTTTTACGGTATTCAGATTCCAGATCTGTGAGATAAAAACTCTTCGTTGATGGTGAAAAAACGTATTGCATTATTTACCCCTTGCATACCAGATACAGTTTGCCGATATGGATGCTTCAACAGCGTTGTCGCCCTTAATGATTGAACCAAGATTACGGGCCTGAAACCCCGTTCCGGTAATGCTGTTTAGCTGCCACAGCGTCAGGCGGTTACCGCCTCCCGTATCGTGCTCACCAATCCAGTAAACCGCCGAGGAGAACTGGATCGGGAAAGTTACACTGACCGTGTCAGTAGTGGCCGCAGAAGTTCCCCACTGCTCAATAACTCCGTCAGGTGTTTTTCTCCAGCCAGCGTTGCTTTGCCAGTAAGTCATGTCAGGAATTTGGTTCTGGCCTGTTCCGACAGTACGTGTCCCGGCTGATCCAATGCCCAGATAAGTGAGCAGGTCTGCAACGCTCTTTTTACCGACGATATCGCGGGCGACTGATGTGAATGCTGTCAGTGAGGCTGCACTTGCCCCTGAAAAATATGGCAGCTGGTCTGCTCCTGACTGTAAAGCTGAGAGAGCACTCAGGTTCCCGTTTGCTGCCTGTAAATCAACCTTCAGCGCGGTGATTAACAAACTCATAAAATTATTTATGTCACCGTTATCAAGAATATCGGTGTTAGTCTTGTTGGCCATGTACTGCGCGATTGCCGCAGCCACAAAACTGGACTGCCGCAACGCTTTGTTGATCTGCGCTGATGATGCTTTACCGGACTGAAATCCGGTTGCAAGCGCAGCCAGGTTTTCGTAATCAGCCTGTGCCGTAACGTTTGCATTCGCCCCGGTCGCAAAGGATTTAAAATTATTTGCTGCCATCAGAGTTTTTTCTCCCATGAACCACTGTCGAAACCCGATATAAACTGGTTATCCATATCGAATCCAAAAAACGTATTACCCTCAGACGGTGTGATAACTGAGGGTATTTGAATGCTGCCCGCATAAACGCCCGCCGCTTTTACAGTCAGATAGCCCTGGCGAATGGCCGCAATGAGTTCTCTCGATACCAGGGTGATATCCTTTTCAGGAAAAACCCACAGCCCGACCGTCATATCCTGCCCGTCAACGATCTGCATCGTCAGGCCCGAACCGGCCAGCGCGTTATCCAGAATTCCTTTTAACGAACCGTTGGTACCATCCCAGTTGTTAATGGCGATTTTGGCTTTGAGGATAATCCGGTAGGTTTCATCGCTGAGTGCTGTATATCCGCTGTCGGGGTCATACGGCCCCTGCCAGATTCCCTGGTCCCAGCCGAGACCGTCCGTATCAAAGGAGAAATAAACCCCTGAGATAGGCACGGACACCGTGCGACTGCGGCCAATCCATTCTCCGAGGATGTCCAGTTGTGCGCCCACGGCCTGATCGATATCAAAGGCCGTCAGCAATCCCTCCATAGCACTGGCGGCATCTGTAAGCGGTCGGGTGGATAAATCAACATGCTGCGTAAAAAGTGGCTTGGTACGGTGATAATTCGTTATCAGGTCGCTGTATTTACTCATGGCGCCACCGTGACAGTGATGTTATCCACCGAACAGGACACCGCCTCGTTAAACGCCGTCACAATATTGGCTGGTGAAACCGTTGCCGCTGAACGCCCAATCTGCAGGCTGTTAATATCGTAATACCGGCTTTCGCCACCGCTTGCCACACCAAGGTTTGCAGGTGAATAAACGCGGCTCAACAACAGGTCATCGCCAATATTCAGCGAGTTTATATAGGCTGCAATGGCGGTCTTTATGTCGTTTCCCACCTGGGTGGTGTATCCGGTGAACACCTTCAGCACGATGGCAACGAAAACAGGTACCGGTGCCGGGCGGGAAAAGCTGATCGTGTGCGGATTACCCCAACTGTCCTGCACGGAAACGGCTGTGCTGCCAAACGTTGCGACGCCCTGCCCCTTCTTGCCCTGGATAACCTTCGCGATGGTGTTGACGTCCCCGCCGTCCACTATGGCTGCGATGGAGTGTGCGGGCAGCCCGTTTGCATCAACGTTGCCTGTGTCGTTTTCATAAAGTTTGTGACGTGTCACACCAGTGATGCTAGCGACAGCTCCGTCAAGTGCTTCGAACGGCGTCAGGGAGGGCAGTGCAACACTCTGACGCTGACGGATGCGAAGCTCTGAATCCTTTTCTGCCGCGCTGCCCACCGTAGCCGCTGACGCATTGGTCACGCTCAGCCATCCGCGTGTTGGCGTGTTAATTTTATTTACCGAACCTGCCACCGCAGCAACGGCACCTGCCACGGCACAGGTACCGGTGGCAATTACGGTACCATCCGGACCTATGGTAATGCTTGCGGGCAGGTTCCAGATTATGCCGTTAGCGTCCTTCACCGAACCGTTGGTAATCGTCGTACCCGCCGCACCGCCAAGCGTAAGGTCTGTAGTTGAGTTCGTGGCCGGGCGACGTGTGATGCCGTTGATTTTAACGTTGCGGGAAAGCGCATCGCTCATGCCGGTAGACGGTGAAAATGAGTTGTAGACTGCTATAGCTGTGTTGTTCGCATCGTGAATGGCCAGCGCCACCAGCGTCACCATCTGGCCGTCTTTACTGTCCGGATCCAGATAGGCATCAGTGCCGTAAATCTGCTGGAAATAGCCGGTGATCGCCGTGAGGATGGTCTGATAAGCAGGCGCACTGATGCCCTGGGCGGTTACCGTTGCCGATAGCCCCAGCGTGTCTAGGTTGAGAGCCATTAAGCCTCGCTTGTAACGGTGGTCGTCCCGTAGATGGTGTCGATGGTGGCGGTAAAGACAACGCGACGTGTCGTGCTATCCGTGGTGGTGTCAAAAGCCTGAATGGACTTAACGCCCTGAGTTTCTAAAATACGCTGACGTATGGCGAGGTTGTAGGTTTCCGGTTTCTGCTTACCCAGCACCGACTGTATCCAGGGGGTGCCGGCCGTTGTATCGAGGAACCACTGACCGTACCAGAGCAGGAAGCGCGTTTTCACAGCCTGCGCCACCGCCTCGGGTGTGTTAATCAGCCAGGTGTCATCGCCGCGGCCAAACGTATAGTCGCCGTCATCATCTTCGCGTCGGTATCTCATTGCGGGCCGCCTGTCTGACTGCTGCCCGACTGCACGCCAGAGTGAACGTGTCCGGTCTGGCTGATGCCCTTCGCTACCTGATCGCCGGTTGATGTCACGGTACCGTTGATCTGAACGTTGCCGTTCACTGTAAGCAGTGGTGTGGTGATGTTCACGTTTCCGCCTTGCATCAGTTCGATAAAGCTGATGCCATCATCGGTGCGAACCTGCACGGATGTGGTGCTGATGCCGGATATTTTCTGCGCCTGTGACTGTGGGCCAATAAAAGCAAAGGCATCGGATAAGTCATGCTGACGCGGATCAACGGGTTCCTGAACGCCGCCGTTCTGCCACCAGAAATCGATGCAGCGATCGGAAAAAACCACCAGGCATTCGTCGCCAGCTTTAACCGGGAAAGTGATGGTGCAGCCGCCACCACGCGGAAAATATACAGGCACATCCATAAGCAGCGGGTAATCATGCGTAGATTCGTTTCCGTTACTGTCTCGCTCGATATAACGGATTGCAGGCTGAATAACCGCTGTGACGGTATTGGGATCGAAAGACTGCACAATTCCCGGCAAGGCTACACGCAACTGATTGTTGATCACGCTGCGCTCAGTTTTCAGTACCTCTGAGAGTTCACCGCTGCGGGTCTGGCTGGATACGGTCATTTGCTTTTCTCCGGACATAAAAAAACCCGCCGAAGCGGGTACTGTCTGAATATCAGGATATCGCTGGTATCAGAGCCAGGATATTTTGAGATTCCAGTTCGAACTAAGGAAAGTTTTATGGATGTGAATTTATTTATTAGCTCGGTTAAAAGCGCTGTCGGGGCGCTTTCTACCATCCAGACCAATGAAGTCCTCCGCGAGAGGATCGCTTTCATTTACGAGCAGATTGAAGTAATTCAGAAAGCCAGCGAATCTGCCCAAAAAGAACTTGCCCAACTTAAAGCAAAGAACATAGAACTTGAGAAGGAGATAGCGGCTTACCGGGCAAAGGATGAGTTTGTCCAGCACATGGGAGCGGCCTTTAGAAAAAATACCTCCGGTGAATACGTCAAAGCGGTTTACTGCCCCAACTGTCTTAAACAGGTCGGGAGCGGGGATATCGATTTTCCTTTCCATTGCGGCACCTGTAATTGGTATTCTGAATTCGATGGGGGATCGCTGAGTTTTATAATGGAGTCATTACCGAAATGAACAAGCCCGCTTCGGCGGGTTAGTTATCTGCCAGCTTTTTAATTGTCTCATGATGCGTCTCACAGCCATTGACTACTCTTTCCTTCCATCAGTTTCCTTGATGCCTCAATTGCTTCGGCTAATTCAATTGCGCAGCCTTCTTCAAAGGTATCTACAGGTTTAACTGGACAGATATACTGTTTTGCAATAAGAATCTTATTAAGAATAACCATTCTGATGGTTTTGCGGGCCACGTAGAATCGGCTGTATCCGGGGCGGCGCTTGAATATCATGTCAGCCCTCTACTTTCACGCACGGGAACGAGCCGATCACGCGCGGTGCGTCCATGCTGGCCTGCAGTAGCTGGACGTTGAGAAAGCGTGAGTTGCTACCATCCGGATGCACATACTCGAATCCGTAGTTATTGCCGTCACGCGCTGGCATAAGGCCCATTTGGACTCTTAGCCCCGACGATCCAAGTTCAGTAATTTTTTGCGAGGTGACCTTTTCACCGTTAATTACTGATACCTGACCTTCTCTAGCGACCATAGTAAAATTTCCGCATTTGACAGTGAAGCCACTGGCTTGCGCGTTAAATGCAGAGAAAATAGTGACGGCTAAAATTAACCCTTTCATCGTATTAACCTTTTTGCAGGGCCGATTGAGAATATAGATCCTGAGAGCCACGCGCTTCACACATTAAGTCCATGTACCACGCCTGACCCCGTGTGTCACCAGTGTACATAATGCTGATGACTTTATAAACGCCGTCTGTAGCGATACTGGCAGGATTTGAAACTGTTCCGCTCGTTGTCGTGTTACCGTTGACAGTCTTATCGGTAATTCTTCCCTGTGACATGCTGATGTCGCTGCCGGGCAATGCGGCGCGGTTGATCACCACATCACCCTGATTCAGCCTTATCAGTCCGTTTACCCGGATATTGGGGTTAATCAGGCTGCGAACGTTGATGCCGTTGCCGATGGTCTGCTGCGGCATACCGATAAGGCCGGTGTCGCTGTTTAGCTCAATGGCTTCATGCATTATCTGATTATCGGCCACCATTTCCATTTTGCCATCAACGAACATCCAGGTGGCGTTGCACTGGTCTGCCACGTTATCCATATAATGACGGGTCATACCCAGCATCGTGCGACCACGCGGGAAAACGGTGGGCGGCATTTGCGGTAGCGTACCCTGCTCAGCGCCATTGACGGAGAAATCCTTCATCAGCACTTTCTGAAAGTCAGCAACGGTATAGCCCGCTGCCAGTGTCATGCTGGTTACGCTGGTTGCATATGCCCGCATCGAGTCCACCGCCTGCAGAAGCACGTAAGAATCAACCGGGTTTTCTTTGCCGGTTAGTGAATAACGCAACTCACCGTCGAAAATAACGCCATAGTTGCGCCCGTCCTGCTGACCCACTGTTTCGGGATCGGCCTTTCGGGCAACGCCAACCTGACTGGCATCAACATCAGAAGCGATACCGTCATAACCTGCAATGACACGAATGCGCGAATAACGCTGGCCCAGAAGCGACTGAACCGTATCCGCCGCGAGGTTGTAGATCCTGAACGTGCCTATCCGCATTATGCTGCTGAGGTTGTACCATTCAATTGTGAACGTGACCTTGAATTTACCCAGGTCAACGCCTTTGCCGTCCTTGTCCACCACCTGCAATTCGAAATGACGCATCCAGTTCTGAGACATAGCTACTCCGTAATGATGTAAAGGTGGCTGCGGGTACCGAGATCGGTTTCTGTCGGGTAGTCCTGACCGGGTACGTCACAGACCACCAGCAGCGAAAAGCCCAGACCGAGGTGATTAAACGGCTCCATCAGGTCAGCGCCGGTTACCAGCGGAATGCCTGACACAATGCCCGTGCCGGTGCTGTCCGAAATATCCAGCACCCAGCAGATATCGCGCCAGAGGATGCGGAACTGATAAGTAGTACCCTTAACGCTGTAGCTATACTGCTGGTTATCAGGAGTTAGCCCTATTTCGTTCATCGCCATTACTGGATACCTATCGCATTGCCTATGGATGTGCCTTTCGTCCAGTCAAACGCGCCTGATGATTTGAGGATCGACACGTTGACGGGCTTGGAAGATTTGGCCCCGGTGTTAATGACAGCCGAAGTAGATGCACCATTTTTCATATTCGACTTGTCTGCCACCTGAATGCTCTGCGTGCTGGTAATAATGATTTCGCGCAGTGTGAGCGTGGCAGACAGCACGTTTTCTGTAAAACGGTCGGTGGTGACCTCCAGATTCTGCAACAGCATATTGCTGTACAGCCGCTTGCCCGTCACCACATCGAACGGCATCCGGTCAGACTGCAGTTTAAGGAGTTTTTCGTACGCCTCGCGCGGGCTCATTTCCAGTAGCGCGATGGCAGTCAGGTTGCTGGCAAAGTCCAGCAGCGAGCCGCCACCGGCAAAACCCACCTGCATCACTACCTCAGACGGTCGCTTGTACGCATGGTCAGAGACTGCTGCGCCAACCTCGACAGGGTGTTCGGTAATCTCGAGGCGGTCGCTGTGCTTTTCAGACACCACAACGCTGGGAACGATAATGCCGATTTTGCGCGACTGGAGGCGAAACAGCGTAGATAGATAGTCCATCACTTCACCTTTGTTTGATTTTTGATGTCGATATTCACAGCCTGTTCATTAACCTGCTTCCCGACTTCCTGACCAATCTCACGCGCGTTGCCACCATAGATGTTATAGGTGTTCTGCTGGTGAACGGTGTGGCCGGCTGCCTGACCAGCAAGCGGGCTGTTCCAGTTGGAGAAACCTTCTTTGCGTGCCATTGACTGCATCAGCGAGGTCATCACCTGCGGATTGTTGAGGTTCAACGCCACATCCGGCGATACGCCCATCCACTTCGAAATATCGCTGATATATTTACCGGTGTCGTTTTCGCTGGAAGGTGCCCAGGTAGACACGATATCGGTGATTGTCTGGAGGGCTTTTCCGGTGGTTTTGCCGGTGAAATAGCGCATAAGCTGATTGCGCATCGCGCTCCAACCGTCCAGTGCGTTGTCGAATGTACGAAAGCCGCCACCGCTCACAGGTCGAAGGTTGCCGGGGTTGTTGTTCCGGTCAGGGAGGTTCCCCGATGAACCGCCCGCCCATGCTGGCAGTAGCGAATTTAGGGCGTGATTTGCATACTGATAAGCGCCATTCACTATGTCGTTCGCCTGGAAATACGCACCATTAACAATACCGTTAGCGGTATTGTAGGCACCACCTGCTGCACCAGTCGCGGCATTGTATACACCACCACCAATCGCCTTCACTCCCTGACCAAGCGGGCTTTCAATTCCCGTTTTGGCAAAGTCTTTTAACGAGTTCCAGGCCCCGGTAAAGTCACCGCGAATGATTTTTCGTAACGCATCCACCAGCGCACCGATCATCTTTATGGATAAACGGACACTTTCGGTTATCTGGTCAAACAGCCACTTGCCGCTGAACTTTGACGTATCGATATTAATCAGCTCGCCCAGGTGCGTGACGGCATCCGCTATCGCGCCTCCCAGCGATTTGACCTTATCGAACAATCCGACAAAGTCAGTACCCAGACCCTTGATCGCGGTGGTGGCCTTTTTGATGCCAGGCTCCCATTTGCCCCAGTCAATCAGCGACTGCCCGCCTTCCTTCCAGGTGAGATAATCCTCAACAAGGAGGGCAATAGCTCCCGCCAGCATCATCACACGGCCAATGGGCGACGACATGAAGACCGTATTCAGTAGTTTCCAGGCCACGATCAGGCCACCAATTGAGGCGATCACCTGCTGGGTAGACCTGTCGAGGCTGTGCCACCAGTCGATCACCGCGCCGGAGGCCTGAATAAGCCGGTAAACCACACGTCCGAGCATGTCACCGAGCCAAAGAATGGCTTTGCCGCCCGTGGTGATGGCCTGCTCAATTTTCGGGAAGTTATCCAGGACCTGGCGACGAAGGCTGTCGATGGAGCCCGACAGACCGCCCGCAAGGTTTGAGCCGATTTTGTCCCGCGCCATGCCCGCCATTTCACCGAACGACCGCAGAGAAGTCATGAAACGGTTAGATCTCACGGCGGCCGTATCGGCGTTATAGCCAATGGCCTTTGCCATCTGCGTATACTGCGCGGAGAACTGGCCCACACCACGTCGCATGGCCATCAGCGTGTTTTCATCAATGCCCAGCATCTGTGCGTACTGGTTGGCGCGGTAATACGGCATATTGCGCAGCTTATCGCCGACGCCCGTGAAAATGCTGGCCATGTCGCGCATGTTGCCGCTGGCGTCCCGCGTCTGCACGCCCAGGCGGTTGAGAAAGCCCTCAGCGCCGGGATTGTTGCGCATGAAATGGGCGAGGCTTTCCAGCGATGACCGCGCACCGTCAACGGTACCGCCCAACTGCGACACGGCAAAACCAATCTGCTGGATGCCCGCAACCGTTGCACCAGTGCGCTGCGATGCCCAGTAAAGATTATCCAGTCCGCTGGCAATTTTAGCCGTGTAGGCCACAACCGAAAGTGCCGCCGCCTCAACCGCGGCTCCCAGCTTTACCGCCTGCAGGGTAGTGTTCGCTATCGTGGCATCAAATTTTCTTGCGCCGGACTCGTCTACCTGAAAGCCCAGCGAAATCAGAAAGTCCTTGATTACATCAGCGTTCATTATCTGCTCTCCAGCGGGCTATGCGGGCTTCATTGTCGGCTTTCAGATCCAGCCAGTCATTCATACGTGCAAAATCGGCAAGGTCTAACTTGCCGTCTGTGAGGGATTCATAGCGACAAACGCCCTCAATGACAGGGCGCATCAGAAAATCCTCGCCATCCGGCAGCGTATCGAGTATCAGCCCTGCTACTGCTGGCCCTCCGTCACGCTGTCTTGGGGTGCGGGCAAAAAATTTCCCAGGCTGTCGCCCACCACGCGACCGACAATCTGCAGCATGCTGAACAGGTCAATATCGTCGAATGCCAGGTCATTACCCTGGAGTACCGGCACCCAGCGGTCTTTACCGTGCGCACGCTGCACGACGGCCAGACATGGGAAGATGATCGCGTTGGTATCTTCTTCGCTCAGCCCCGCCACCGCATCGGCAATTTTTGGCAGCACCGTTTCGATGGTGCTGTTGACGTTGCCGCCCTGTGACGATTCACGCAGCGCCTGAAAATCCCCCAGCATACCGGCCAGCACTGGCAGCAGCTTGCGGGACACTTTCAACTGGTCGAACACGCTCAACTTTGACGCGCTGTAGCGAATACCTTTAATTTCGAATTGCATAGCTTCTCCGTTATGCTTTTGATTTCAGCAGGTCAGTAATCACGCTTACAACGGATTCGGCTGTGGTTTTTGCCCTTTCCCGTACTGCATCAGCGGGGAGCCCCTTCTGGACATAGTGTTCGGTAACGCGTGTCACTGCGGGGAGTACATCATTCAAAATGGCGTGGACGACATCCGCATCCACTTCAACGCCGCCAATAAAACTGGTTTTATTTTCCATCGGTTAAAACTCCCCTAAGATTTCGTCGATTTTGCCCGCATCAAACACCCAGGAGACGTTGCCGGCCACCTTCGGGTTGTTCCAGTCTGGCTGTTTCTGAAATGCACAGGCGCGTGCGGTCACGATGTCACCGGATGCCTTGTTGCGCAGAACAATGACGTTATTGCCCCACAGCGCGGACGAAAGAGACTGCGCGTTGTACATCAGGGACAGCTTCTTGTTCACGGGTGACGTTTTCTGCAGGTTGACGGTTACGGTACCGCCTTTGCCAGCATGCAGGCTGTGCATCACCTCACCGTCAGCGCCGATCGTCATGGTGTTTTTTGCCTCCGACATGGTGACCACAATCCCCTCATCGGAGTTTGCTGAACCGTATCCAAGGTCAATAACGCCGGTCGGCCCCGTCAGCGAGGCCGAAATATCCATAAAACTGTATGCACCACTCATTGATTATTTTCCTCAGCGCATGACGTTAATCTGAACGCTGGCGTAGTGGATTGCTCCCGCCAGCTTGCAGGCCACCTGAACCGGTACCGACTTACGCGCTTCGCGGTCAGCCTGGGCCTGAGACGAAATCGCGGGCATAAACACGTAATACCCTTTGGTCAGGGTATCGCCCGGGGAAAGCTGGCCAATCTGACCGCCGTTCCAGACACCGGGCGCAATAAGACCGTTGTTCACCGCCTGGTCCATAGAGGCTTCCACGTTTGCCATGATGCGCGTGTTACCCGCATCGGTCTGCGGCACCTTCGTTCCGCTGGTGTACAGCAGGTTAAAGAGGTTGGTCTGTACGTAGTTCTGCAGCCAGTCGAGGCCGTGGCGCTCATCAAAGAAATCGCCGTTGCCCATGACGCCCTGCTGCAGAATGGCCGTGTCGTTGGCGTAGTACACGTAAACGTTACAGTTCTTCGCATCCAGCGCGGCCGCCTGTGCAGGCGTCAGGCTTTCATAGGTGATACCGGGCTCCTGCTTGAATTTCAGCGTGATGGTGGTACCGAACCCGTTGAAATCCACGGTAAACGCACGGCCAAACGCCGAGATTGCCCCGTAATTACTGGTTGATGAATACTGCACGAACGTGCGGCTGTATTTCGCCGCTTTCACTTTCGACGCGATATCGGTGTTCACTGTAGTGAGCAGTGCATCTGTGTTTTTCGTAGTAACGGCAAGGATGCGGCTTAACGATGAGGATTCAATCGCGGCGCATACCGGCAGCAAATCATCGTCTTTACGGTCAGCATCATACGTCACGCCGAGACCGTACCAGTTGGTAAAGCCCAGACAGGCGTTCACGCCATCGAGTAAGGTCTCAACCTTACCGACCTCGGCCGCCGCCAGCGTTTTCGCCCAGCGCCCCACATATACCTGCGAAGGCGTCGGCGACTGCGAGAAGTACGCCACGGCGGCAAGGTATTCCTCACTGTTGGTACCGAAATCGGTTCCGATGCTGGCCGCCGAGGTATACAGGCGGATACGTTCGGTCAGCGGAATGATGGTTGCGCTACCCAGGATGAGCAGTGAGCCAAAGTTACGGCCCGCCGCCGCCCTTGGCGACATAATAATGTCCACGCTGGCAACGTTTGAAACGGGTAAGCCCTGCGGCATGGGTTATTCTCCTGAAATACTGAAAGGGGCGTCGGTCAGCGACTGGATACCCCAGGTGCTGATGACTTTGCGGCGCAGGCGAACCATCACATCGTAACGGCGTACCCACTGATTATTAATGAGTTCCGGCGCGGGCCGGATGCTGTCGCAGTCCGCCAGCGTTAATCCCCACTGGCCCAGCGTGTCGTTGTTCTGATTCACGGCCAGACCGTCACGAAACTGCGCGGCAACCTGCTGGCCGGCTGGCCCGTAAAAAGACGCCAGGCACTCCACCAGCTCATGCCGCCATTGTTCGGCGGTAGCGTCGGTCTGGTTAACGTATGCAGGACCGGCATCAGCAGCAATGCCCGTCACGCCAAACGCGCACCAGTTAACATCGGCTGGAGGGATTGCAAGCGGTTCCGGCTGCCAGCGTGGGCGAACCATTCCGTCACCCAGACCCGACAGCCCGAGTATCCATTCAGTAAGCTGGTCTTCCAGGGGCATATCGTAGACATTCGCTGCCTGCTGCGGGGTAAGCCAGCCGGGCTGTCCAGTGGTGTTACTGCTCAACGGGTGTCCCTCCGTCAAACGGCAGCAGTTCGCAGTGTGCCTGCACAAATCCCGCGCCGTATGCGGTGTACGGATCGACAAAGGACACGCGGTAATCGCGCCCCTGATACGTCACGATATCCGCATCACGTCCGGTCTGGCCCTGCGTCAGGCGTTCTGTGGTGACGATCAGGATTGCACCGTGAACTACGCTACCCGCTTCCAGTCGTCTGTTTTCCAGTGATTTATCGACCGTTACCACGCCCGCAAAAGGAACGGTTTCTTTTGTCGCTACCGCTCTGCCCAGCCTGCTGACGGTCTGCATACTGCGCGTGACAGTCAGGGTGGTGTCGCAGAAGTCGGGATCGAAAAGAATGTCTGTTACGTCAAGATCCGGCATTTTTATCCCTCACAACGTAGGTGATCGAGCGGAGCAGTTGCCCGGTGTCATACAGCGGTTTTGTGCCGCTGCGGCCCCGGCTTCGGCGGTCGCGCAGTGTGGCTTCGGCAAGCGGGGTAAGCTGGTCACCGGCCGTGATGACGTTTCTGGCAGCGTTCACCGCCTCCGTTCCGGCGCGGTTCAGCATGGCTTCGGCGGCTGACGCATTACCGCTCAGGACTTCAAAAGCGGCCTGCTTCATCAGGGCGGCCACCTTTTCACGCGACTGCGCAATACCCATGTGCAGAAACGGACGTGGCGGCAGCTGAACGCTGTAGGCAGCGACTTTATGCTGCGTGGCAAAGTTGCTTTTCGCCTGCTGCACAAACTGCCCGTTGCGTTTGAAACTGCCATCGTCAGCAATCTGGCGGTAAACGGTGGTCATGTGCTCCGGCACACGGATGGTGCCGCCAAAGCTGTGCAGGTAGCCCAGCTCGGCGTTGTTGATTTCCATCCCGTCTGAACGTTCGGCACGGTCTGACGGGATACCCACCAGCACGTCGCGGTTACCCAGCGTTTTGAGCGCATCGAGCACCGCCTGAGCATTGTCCGCACGGAGAACAAGACCCGATTTCATAACTGAACCCCCCCGGCACCGAACATCATCATCAGTTGCCAGAATTCCGCACCGTAGCGTGAATTGTTCCAGAAACCGGCATCGGCATTCAGCGTTGAGCCGGTGTCATAGCTCACGCTTACTTTGTCCACCGACTTGGATGCCTGCACGCCGTTGGTCGAGCCACCCGCGCCGCCCGTCAGAGAGGCGCGGCGATCGGCAGCAAACAGCACCAGGTAATGCGCCACGAACAGTTCAGCGAAATACGGGAAAAGCTCGCGGCCCGTCACGTTTTCATTAAGCAGGCGATCGGCAAGGGTCAGGCGAAAGGTGATCTGCGTATCGGGAAATTTCGCCTCGTCAGCAAACTGCGGGAAATCGCGCCGGAAATCAGCAACCGTGGGAAGTGAAACGTTTTTGCTCATAACTCACCAGGAAAAAAAGCCCCCGGAGGGGCTGGCTGTCAGAGTCCGTCAAGGTAGGCGATGGTTTCCGGGTAAACCGGCTCAACCGCGCCCAACTTGCCGTAGTAGGTCACAATTTGCCACAGGCCGCGGTACTGCACCGGAATGCTCTGCAGCGGCACCATCGGGAAGCGGACAAACTTGTGGTCTTTGGTGTAGGCCACGGCACGATCGGAACCGTTCGCACCCGCCCCTTTCAGCCATTTCACCGCGCGGATGTTCAGCGGCACGCCGTTCTGATGGTAGGCGATGGTGTTGGTGGACAGGTAAGACAGCAGCGACTGGTTACCGGCAGACGACACGATGACGCTTGCCAGGTACGCGAACTGCTCAGGTGGAAGCAGCAGGTCAGTCGGCACAACCGCATAGCCCGTAGACGCCCAGGCGGCGTTTAGCAATGTGTTAATGTCATTGCGAATGTCATCCGGCTTACCACCCGCCCACACCTTCGCAGCGGCCTGCGTGTTGAGGCCCGGCTGATTTACCAGACCCGGCACGCCGTTAGCGCCCAGCGTTTTGTCACCAATATACACCTGCTCATCGATGTCCATGTTCCACTTAAGCTGCATGCCCGCGTGCTTCTGGGTGTCGATCGGGCGACCCACGTGCTGCGCGGCGGCCAGCTCTTCAACCGTCCAGCCCAGCTCCATGCCCCAGGTGTTCAGGGCGCGGAAGCTGCGCTCGATGTTGACGCTAACGCCCGCCAAGGCGGTGGATTCCTGAGAAATCCAGTTTTTACCGTTGGGGTTTGCGCCGGTACCGACCGAGCCGAACTGGGTGTTGGTCCAGCTCGAAATCTGGTCATAAATCGCCACATCGGTACGCAGGTCAATATCGCGCGACCAGGTGTACTGGACCAGCGGTTCGTTCAGCGTCTGATCCAGGCGCTCAAGCTCACCGACGAGGAAAACGCCGGTGCTGTCATACGTAGCCCGGTCAAAAGTCTGCATGTTCTGCATGGATGTTCCTTAAATCTTGTAGGAGATTTCAGCGTTGCCGTCTGCATCACCGGCTCCGGTGAAGAAGGCATACGGCATGACCAGGGTGTTAATCTGGGGCTTGTCGGCGGTGCCGGTGTTTTCCGCTGCGGCCAGTACCGCACCCAGCGGGCTTGTCTGCGTCGGGTTGGCGTTGCGGATATACACCGGTGCGCCACGGGTAATGCCGCGTGCATCGCCGCCCACGTTCACCACCATGTAGCCGCGCTTTAGGATGTCGCCCACATAGCCAAAGCCCGCGCCCATCAGGTAAGCCCTGTCCTGGACGCTCTGGGTCGGATACGGACGCACAAACATCCCCTGGATTTTGTCAGCGGTGTCGCCCGCCGCCAGCGGTACGAAGTTCGGGCCATCGTATTTGCCCGCCAGCCCGTAGGCCGGGAAGGCACTGCCCGCATCGGTTTTCAGTACGGCAGGCTCCGTGGTCAGATCCTGCGGACGTGACACTGCGCCCGCAAAGCCCACAGACATGCGCAATAAAATTGAGTTATTCATGAATTATTTGCCCCGTTTGTCCCAGAATTCGCGGTTGCGCTGGTTGATGGACTCAATGGTGGATGACACTGTCCGGCTGGCGTCGGCCGTCCGGGTTGCCGTGTTGCGGCTTTTGGCCAGTTCGGCCACGGCGTTAAACGCCATGTTCACGGACGAACGGTTCATCTTGCGCACGTCCGCATCACCCACAATCTGGCGCACCAGCGCCTGATCGGCAGCGGCCAGCACGTCACGCTTGAACGCGGTGGGCTTCATACTGCGGTCAAGGTTAACGCCCGGCATGATGAGCTCAGCGCGGTAAGCGGAATCGCCGGTGGCTTTTTCCTCTTTCTCGTCCTTTTCTTCACCGTCACCGGTTTTATCTTTGTTTTTGTCCTTGTCTTCCTCATCGCTGTCGCCGGTGCGGCCTTCCAGCTTGTCCAGACGGGCTAGGATGGATTTCGCCCAAGGCGGCGCTTCCTCTTCTTCATCGGCGGTTGCGCCCACGATGGGCTTCGGATCAGCCGGTAACGGCTGCTGGGGTGAAAGATTAATGTTTACCACGCCCGGAAGGTCGTCAGAATCGCCGGTGATAGAGCGCGGGGCGGTCTGGGTCATTTCGGTAATGGTATCCATGTCGCCGGTTTTGACGGCGCGTTTCAGCCGGTTAAACCAGCTCTGTGATACTGTTGCCATTGTGTCGCTGTCTCCGATAGAGCAGATAATTCCGGCCCTGCCTTTGGGGACAAGAGCCACGTGATTGCCGGTAATATGGTGCTGATCTGCATTGCCCGGCCCTTCCTGGCGGTACTTCGCGTCATAGCCGCATGACACTTCGCGCAGGCCGCTTTCGATGGCGTCTATCGCCACCTCGTCCTTGATGATGAGGTCAGCCAGAAGAAGCTCCGACTGTTCACCCTCGCCGCGCCGCACGTCAGAAACGTGGCCAACGGCGAGTTCGCGCCAGTTCTCCGGATCGACGAACAGCAGATTGCCAAGATCGTCTTCGGGATGCAGGAGGGTGACGGACATTCCCTCGAATGAAGCCATAGCCTCCGGGCTGAACACTTCCTCGGGAGTGCGCGTGACGACGATTTCGCCGTCTCCGTCCGGTTCCAGTTCGGGAAAGTCCGCCTCTCCGTAAAGCTGTTTACCCGTCCGGGCGATCGGCACGTCCTTACACAGCAGTGAGCCATCGGCCAGCCGGTATCGCGTGTCACCCAGACGGGAATTAAAAAGGTATTTCATGGTTCACCTGCGGATTTCAGGCATAAAAAAAGCCGCTCAGAGGCGACCGCTGTTGAAAGGAAAATTGCCGGGGTTTCCGGCTTATTTAACATAATGATTCTTACACGCCCCTGGCATTTGGCACTCATTTGAAATGACACGCCAAAGGCCCATAAAAGTCACTTTTCAATACAATTTAGGGTGATTTACCCGTATAACATTTTGCAACAAACAACCACTATCAGCATTCACTTAAAATCGGTCATCAAGCGCCCGTTTATCCACGTTTATGCGTAAGCGTCGCATTCAGACCGTATTGACGTTCAGGCAGAGGGAAGCTCGACCTTCCATGGCAGCAGATCGCGGACCCGGTTCACCGGCCAGTCCTGTATATGACCGATGACGTAACGCAACCACGTCTCGGGGTCAACGCCGTTAAGCCGGCAGGTGACGATCAGAGAGTAGAGGATCGCCGCACGTTCTCCGCCTGTATCTGAACCGGCGAACAGCCAGTTTTTCCGGCCCAGGGCTACGCCACGCAGCGCGTCTCCGCGATATTGTTGTCGATCTCCGCCCAGCCATTGCTGCAGTACAGGTTTAACGCGTCCCACTGCTTCAGTAGATAGGCGAACGCCTTCGCCGTGTCCGAGTGGCGCGACAGTACCTTCATCTGAACCTGTATCCAGTCGTACAGTGACTGCATTAACGGGATAGTCTGCTCTTTACGTACCGCCAGCCGCTCGTCTGCCGGGCTGCCGCGTATCTCAGCCTCGATGGCATACAGCTTTCCGATACGCTTCAGCGCTTCGGTTGTGATGTCGGTCGGTGTCCGGGCATGCACGTCGTGGATTTTTCGCCGGGCGTGCGCCATGCAGGCTGCTTCGGTTATGCGGCCATCTTCGTACAGCGCATTATAACCACCGTAAGCGTCCGCCTGCAGGATACCACTGTATCCCGCAAGGTGCTGTTGTGGATGAACACCTTTCCTGTCCGGCGAGTACGCGAACCACACCGCCGGTGGCAGCTGCGACCCCGCGTTACGGTCATCCCGGACGTAGACCCACAGGCGAGCCGTGCGGGTTTTACCGCTGCCAGGCTCCTGTACCGGCACAGGGATATCGTCTGTATGCACCTTGCCCGGCATCAGCACGTACTGGCGCAGCAGGTCGTACAGCGGCTCCAGCAGCTCGCTGACCGCACCGGACCAGCGCCCCAGCGTTGCCCGGCTCAGCTCCACGCCCTGGCGACGGTATATCTCTGACTGACGATAGTGTGGCGTATGTTCGGCGAACTTCGCCGTGACGATGCGCGCCAGCAGGCCGGGGCCCGCATAGCTGCGCTCGATGGGTTTTGAGGGCATGGCTGTCTGAACGATGTGGTCACAGCTGCAGCAGGCCAGCTTCGGCCGCTGCGTTTCGATAACCTTAAAGGCGCTGCTGATAAGCTCCAGCTGCTCTGACACGTCGCAGCCCAGCGGGTTGAGGTCGCCGCCGCACGCCGGACAGGCGGTTTCTGCCGGCGACAGCGTGCGGGTTTCGCGGGGAAGTGAGGCCGGCAGCGGTTTGCGGGCGGAAGACTGGCGCAGCGGCTGCGGGAGTGCCGGGTCATGCTGCTCGCCCAGCACCTCAGCCATCTCCTCCTGCAGGGCGCTGATGCGCTCCTCTGCCTCGCGCACCTGGCGGGCCGTTTTCTCACGCAGCTTTTCGGAGCTTTTGCCGAACTGCATACGTTGCAGCTTAGCAACCAGCGCCTTCAGGCGGTTGATTTCGCTGGCGTACGCCGCCACCCGCTGCGAGAGCAGACGGTTATATTCCGCCATTTTGCGGATGGTCGTTTGCTGCTCCTGCAGCAGCGCCCTGAGCCGGGCGTTTTCATCAGGGTATGAGGTATCCATAACCCCACTTTACAGCAGGTTATATGCGTATTCCAGGGCGTTCCGTCCGCTGGGGATGCTTCCAGTTAATGCCTTCCAGCAGCATGGACAGCTGCGCAGGCGTCAGGTGGATTTTGCCGTCACGGGTCACCGGCCAGACGAAGCGGCCACGTTCCAGCCTTTTGGTAAACATGCACAGGCCGTCCCGGTCGGCCCACAGTACCTTTATCATGTCGCCGCGCCGGCCGCGGAAGATGAACAGATGCCCGCTGAACGGGTCATCCCGTAACGTATTCTGCACCCTGGAAGCCAGACCATTGAAGCCGTTGCGCATGTCGGTGATGCCGGCAACCAGCCAGATGCGGGAACCTGCAGGAAGTGATATCACCGCGAACTCCCCTGCATTTCCCGGATAAGCATCTGAAGCAGCTCTGGCGTCAGCTTTCCGCTGATACGAAGCGTGCCGGCGGGCAGAACCAGCTCACAGCAGGGGGCATCGTCGCTCTGAACGGACGGTGGATGAGGCTGTCCGGGGCCTGATTCAGCAGCGAGCGTCACGGGCAACATGACCGGCGCATCTGTCCGCGCAGCCAGCAGCCCCTGCTGATAAAGTCGCCGCCAGTTGAACAGGAGATTATCGTTAATGTTATTTTCGCGGGCAAGCTGTGCCACGCTGACGCCGGGCTGCATCGACTGCTCCACCATGGCGATTTTGAAGTCGCGGGGGAAGTTGGGGCGTCGTGGTCGTTTGCGGGCGACAGGGATTTCACAGGGAGCAGGGACGACGGGAAGAACGGACGATTTTCGGGATGCCTGTTGGTAAAGGCGCTTATCCAGAATTTTGGCGTTGATTCGTGGCGGCAAAGGCCAGGAGAGACCGGCCTTCCTGAAGCGAACAAAGAGATCGCAGGCCGTGGTTTTGGGGATACCCAGCCTGCGCCCGGCCTCAATACGCGGCAGCTTTTCATCAAAATGGAGGCGAAGCGCCTCAAGGAGCCATGTCCGGTGTTTCACGCGATAGTGTCCATTAAAAAATGATGGACACTATTTTCCCGGAACCGGAGCCCGCTGCACAGACGGTTTAAATGTGACGCTTACGTTTATGCTGCGACCCGAACGGGTTTTCCATCGATGGTTACGATTCTTCGCAATCCATCACCAGTTTTAAGCTGAACCACATTACTGTGCGCAAATACCACTTCACACCAGCAACGACAGTTAGGTAACGCGCCAGCGTGTCCGGTCATACCGTCAAGCGTTGGAGGGTTTGTCCAGTAAACAAAAAGCCCCTCCATTTCTGCATGAGAGTGACGAACGTCACCATCGTGTGCCGTGCGCCAGATATAACCCTGCGAACCACTCGCCAGCGCCCTGGCCTGCGTCAGCGCCGTGACAGCCCGCCCGACCTCAGTTCGCGCAATGAGTTTTGCCCGAGAAGCCGCCACATCGCCGGATGCCGCAATTTCCTTCGCAAACGCATCAGCACGACCACCAGCAGCCATAGTTTCAATCGCTCGGTTCTGGATATCGTAAATGCGCTCTGCAGCTTCAAGCGGCAGGGATTTTATGTACTTCACCTGCTCAGCAACAATGCTGCGCATGACCTGCCCTGTAGGCGTGTTGTTAATGACGTTACGTAGCTCAGCGCCGATTTGCTGGCTGTTTTCGCGCCACTCTTTTTCGCTGTGACGCGCTACGGATGCCGCAAAGCCCGTGGCGACCTGATTAGCCCAGCCGTCAATGATTTCGCTGTAGCGCTCCAGTTCATCCATGATTTCGGTAACGCTGTCATTTGAACCATCGTAGCGGCCATTTACGATGTCGCCCACCGCCTGCGCTATCCTGCGAAGTAAAGTTGCATCTTTTAACTGTTTGTTATCCCGACGATCTAACTGGCGCGTATCCTTTCTGTAGTCCTACGCAAAGTCCTTTAGAGTAGCGGCTGTATCGTTATTGATGGATGAATGCATCTGTCAATTAGAAGAAGCCAGCCAGTGGAAAAGCTATTTATGGCAATATGACCTACGAAAATGCCGTACAAACCCATGTGATGCACAGCCCCGGACATATCGGGTCTGTCTTGCGAGTGACTTTCAGTTACCTGCAAGCGCCCGACTGCCCCTCTTAAAGAGGGTTGGTTATCGGCGTGTATCTTTGCGATACGGCCACAGTCCAAAACTGGATAATGTTGATTTTCCTCATGATTGAAAAACCAATCATCCTCAAGGGCAGCTTCTACAGTGCAGCCCTTTTCATGGCGCAGATTAGCGCCATCATTCGAACCTAAGTAATGGACACGCTCAGGTGAACCCGAATACTGTTCGTGTTCAGCCAATTCCGTTGATTCGACGGAATTAAATAAAATCATCAAGTTAGCCGATTCTAGCATTTCGCTATAATTAAGTTGATTCAATGGGTTGCGATGTGCGTACGTTTAACGTATGCAGTTGATTTGCGCTGCTTAGAGCTTATAGGGGTGCGCGTTTAAAAGTTTTGGCTTCGGGTTGTCTACCTGTCTACCTAATTGACCTCAGCCCTTGCTGCACAAGGCTTGCAGAGGGTAGGCAATGAATTTTTGGCTATCTACCCTTATCTACCTGTAGCCAGAGTCCTCTACCTATTTAACGTGAAGGATTTGAACATTCGAATTTCGTCGGCGCAAAGTTCGACGAGCGATACCGGAATCTCGGTATCGGCACTTTCTGAGTAAGTGTCCGATATGCAAATCTGCACATCGCCGCATCGACTACTTTCTGAGCAGCCGCCATATTTGGCGGTTGGAACATTTTCAATAAGTTACATCGCTATCAGCAAAGCCCATATTCGGGCTTTGGTTTGTGCGTGAGTATTGCTGACTCGCAATGTCATCTGCCGACAAATCTGTCGGCTGGTCACCGGCGCTTAGCTGGCTTTTGCCACTGCCATGTCGGACTGTTCATCGATTGCTCGAATCGTTCCCGCCTGGCTGCTCCGGTGTGTATGTAACGCTTAATTTCGCGCAATTCGGAAGGGGTTACAGTTTCGCCGTAGTGCTCAATGGCCGCGATAGAAAGGAGTGCTGTCTGTTCAGGTGTCATGGGCTTTATCCGTTCTCAGAGGCTTTCAAAAATAGAGTAAGTTGGTATAATGCCTTTGCCACGTGATAATGGTAATTCCGGTACTAATTAAAAGCCTGCGCCCTCCGATCGCGGGCTTTTTTATTGCCCGCTGTAAACCCACTTTACACATTTAACGAAATACCCCCGCTTTCTTGCGCTCCGGGTGTCAAATGTGTAAACCAAATCCGTTTCGAATACCTTATTAATGCAGAAAGTGTAAACCGTTCAGATTCGCGGGCGCACTGGTAGGTTATGCTTCTTTTGGCTGTTTCGCCCACTCAGACAGGGCCCTGATTCCTGCCTCGCTCCAGTCGTCCAGATCATCCCCGCACACCTCAGCAGCGTAACAAACCTCATGCCTCAGCATAGTGATAGCGTTTTCTGCGTTCTCCCGTAAGCCATACACATTGAAGTAATGCTCAGCTTCACCATCACCTATCCAGATCCCGCCGTCCTCCAGAAACTGGACTTCGCAGTTAAGCTCATCGGCTGCATCGAGAACACGCTGTTTAATTTCATCGTCGCTGGCTGGTGCCGGTATTTTACCGTCATTGGCTTTAACAGCGCTCCAGAATTCGCCCCACGTCATTTCGAGCGTGCGATGCGGCCACGTTTTAGTTTCTGATTCACCTGGTACCGGGTAGTTCTTCTGGCTCTCTGTCGCTGTCACATCGATTTTAGAGCCGGAAAGCACTACTGCCCCTTTCGCTACCCAGTCATAGACAGTCTGGCGGCTTACACCTCTGTAGCGGGCATACTCTGCTTTGCTCATCAACATAATTTACTGATACCTCCACCAGTTAACTGCGTGATACGGGCCGGATATCAGCCCATCATTTTTTGATAAATCGCCTGGGCATCTTCGGAACTGATCTCGGATATTGACGCGTGTATCGTTCCGCTGTGCTCTGTGCGTTTCGGCGCTTCCCAGCCCTGCATTTCTGCTATCTGCTTGATTGCCGTCTTTGGATCATGAAGTTTGACCTTCAGGCCGTCTTTGCTGGCCGTCAGTTCTGAAACAGCGGCCAACTGCTCAGGCGTTAGCTGGTCGGAATTCTTGAAGCGCCAAACGGTCTGTTCTACCGGCTGCCCGTCATCATCTTCACCCGCGCGATGCGTGCCGAATGTAGCCAAATCACCAATGGTGGTTCGGGCTATCGATGTGAGGCGCTCAAGCGCTTCCGTGCGCGTCATTATGGCTTCGCTGACTACTTCGTACTGGACGGCCTGTAAGAACGCCTGAACGTTACTATTTGTTACTATCTGAGCGGCTTTAGACCGGGCACCGTCACCTTTCGCTTTACCTCCGGCAAGGCGGTAAGCCTGCGTCTGGTTCTGGCCTTTAAGCAACTCAGTGACAAACCGCCGCTGTAGCTGCGTCAGGGCGTTAAATAGCCCCTTCTGTGCGTCTGTCAGCGTCATATCGCCCTCTCTAATTAACAGGTGGCGCAATCAGTCAGGTGCGCCTGTATGGTTGTCGCCGTTCTGCACGTTGCCGTGGGTATGCGTGGACAGGCTCTTACCGCTGCCTTTCACATCGCCGGTGGCCGTCAGTGAGCCGTTTACCTGCACGTTGCCGTTAATCGTGACCTGTGGCGCATTCAGCGTGATTTGCCCGCCAGAGGTAGCCGTAACATCGCCACCAGCAGAAACCTCTACAAACGCGCTGCCATCGTCTGTGCGAAGCTGTGCGGCGGTGGGGCTGATATTGCTGATTTTCTTTGCCTGCGACTGTGGACCGGGTATTACAAATGCATCGCTGAAATCGTGCCTTCTCTGGTTCAGACTTAACTGCGACCCGCCGTTCTGCCACCAGAAATCGATATTGCTCTGGCTGAAAACAACCAGACATTCATCACCGGCTTTGATCGGGAAAGTAAGCGTGCAGCCGCCGCCGCGCGGAAAAACTACCGGCGCATCCATGAGAAAGGGGTAATCCTCACTATCTCTATCGAGCCGGTCAAAGGATATGTTGTCTTCCTTACTTGTATTAATTCCTGAAATAATCGCCATATCGACAACGCATGTTACCGTATCGGGGTCAAAGGAACGTATCGTACCCGGCACGGCAACCCATATTTGGTTTTTGGAAATATTTACACCTGAGTCGAATGCTTCAAGCCCGCTGATTGGTCTGATACTGGACATTGATTGCTCCTTATCCGGCAACGCGGTGACAGTTAAACGTACCAATCAGGCGCGGCTGATCCATGTTCGTGCGGATGAGCTCGACGTTCAGCCAGTGTTCTTTTTTGCCGTCTGGATGGATGTACTCAAACCCGTAATCATTTCCGTCACTGGCTGGCATAAGGGTCATTTCAACCTTTATTCCGTTTTCACCTAACGAAATATTTTTTTGGGATGTAACAGTTTCACCGTTAACTTTTGTCATTTCATTTGGAAGCGCAACGAGGTTAAAATTTCCACATTGTAAAGTAACCCCTTGCGCAGCGCTGGCGTAAACAGTCAATGCCGCACAGACCATTAAAATTTGCAGTTTCATTTTAAGCGCCCCATTTCACTAAGGTTGATTCAGAATTTACATCTGCATTGCCACGGGCTTCACACGCCATATCCATGTACCACGCCTTGCCGCGCGTGTCGCCGGTAATCATAATGTAGCGGACAATGTAGACGCCATCGGTCGCAATGTTGGCCGGGTTCTCTTTCTGCGCCAGACCGGACACCGTAAGATTGCCGTTAGTCTCCCGTTCGCGGAGAGGGCCACCAGCTTTGACTACCTGGTCACCGCTCAGTTCGGCACGGTAGACTGACGCCTGATCCAGTTGCACAAGGCCGTGAAGGTGAATCCGGGTATTGATGAGACAGCGGATGTTCACGCCGTTACCGATAGTCTGCTGCGGCATACCGATAAGCCCTGTATCGGCGTTCAGCACAACGGCGGTATGCGTGGCAACGTCTTTCTGAATCATATCCAGTCGTCCGTAGCTGAACTGCCAGGTGGCTTGAAGGTCTTCTGCCAGCGTGCTCAGATAATCTCTGACAGGGCCGTAGAATGTGGCACCGCGCGGGTAAACAACTGATGGAAATTCCGGTACCACGCCCGGCACGATGCCGTAGGGTTTCAGGTTATCCATAAGCAGGTTGTAAACATCGCGTTTGGTATAGCCCCGTTGCAGGTTAGCGCTGATAAAAGCGTTATAGAAAGCCTGCTCACCGTCACAGGCCTGAATACTTATCCAGGAGTCAGTGATGTTTTCTTTCCCTGTCACGGCAAAACGAATTTCACCACTAAACAGCACGCCAAAATTACTGCCGGCTGTCTGGCCTACCTGCTCCGGCTCCAGTTGCCGCTCAACGCCTACCTGATCGCGGGTATAGTCAGGCGCAATACCGTCATAACCGGCGATAATGATGATTTTCGAGAACTCCCGCTGCATGATGCGGTTCTGCGTTTCAGGCGAGAGGTTATAAATTTTAAAATTCGCCGTGGCTGGCCAGCGGTTATCGTTACGCTCTATATCAAAAGTAACTTTAAAATCGCTCAGGCTGATCCCGGGCTTATTTTCGGAGACAAGCTGCAGCTCAAAATGGCGCATCCAGTTCTGTGACATTAAATACCCTTACCCGGCTTTTTTGCCAGTGATTGAATTAAACAAAGAGGAAAGTACCGACTCGTTAGCGACAGGCACGCCCGTTTTGGTGCCCATGTCTTTTACAGGTGCCGTGTTCTGGCCCTGCGTCATGTTGGCTTTGTCGGCAACCTGAATCGTGTGTGTGGAGGAAATAATGACTTCGCGGAGGGTGACGGTTGCCATGAGCACATTTTCTGTGACCTTATCGGTTGTCACCTCCAGCGACTTAATCAGCATGTTTTTATAAATGCGCTTACCCGTCACCACGTCCAGCAATTCACGGTTTCGCTGAATTTCCAGTAAATCGGCGTAGATTTCTTTCGGGCTTTTACCTGCTGATATGCCGATTGCAGCCGTATTAACCACGTCGAGCACAGAGCCGCCACCAGCAAAGCCAATCTGCATGATGACTTCAGACGGCTGGCGGTAGGCGTGATCCGCAACAAACCCCGTTCCTGCGGAAGTGGGCCGCTCTACAGGGTGCTCTGTGATTTCCAGGCGGTCATAGTGCTTTTCGCTGATCGTCACATCGGGGATGACCGTTCCGATACTCCGGCTGTGCCGGTTGAGCAGCACCGATAAAATATCCATCGACTGCGCTCCCGTTACTTACCGCTGGCTGGCGCTTTCTCTCTGGCCTGTGAAAACAGGTCATCGAGTCCGCGCTGGATCAGGGCGCTTGCTATCGCGCCAATCGTGGGTTTGACGCCCAAAGGTGATTTCTCAGCCTCCACCGCCTGAATGGCAAGGATTTTATCCCTGTGTTCGGGCAGCAGGCGCACACTGCTGGCTTTGCTCATGCTCTCGCCTCTCTGCATAGTGATTACCAGCCGCGCTGTTTTTTCAGGCGGTCTTCGGCTTCCTGCTGCTTTTCAGCCTGGCGTTCCCAGAAGTCGTTAACGTTCCGTTGCAGGTTTTCATTACGCTGAACGGTGCGGTCAAACTCATTGCGTTTCTGCATTGCTTCACGATCTGAACGGCGCATGGTCATGACTGTTTTCCTCGGTTCCAGAATTTACGGTTGGCTTCGTTGATCCCTTCGAGACGGTCAACAGGTGTCAGGGGCAGCGGGTCAATTTTGTTGGCCTGCATGTAGTCCGCTACGGCGTACATCGTCGCTACCGCATCGGCAAGCGACATTTCAGCCAGAGGACGGGGGTTGACGGCGTTCACCGCTTCGACGGGGGCCAGCTTGAGCACATCGAGCGAGGCAATACGGGCATCATCACCCAGCGCCCACTCGTCGTACTTTGGCGCGATTTTGCGCATGACGGCCATGATTTCCGGCGTCAGTTTCGTTTCTGCCATTTCCGGCATCTCGTTGTCGCGGGTCTTCACCTTCGTGCCACGGACATAACGGCGAAGAGAATCAGCGGTTGCGGTCTGCTGGCGGGTTGTGTTGTTGAGCAAAACGGCCAGTTCGGAAATGATTTGTGCGGCCTCTTCCGGACAGGTGAAAGCGGCGGTTTTGCCATCATCCCAGGCAGCCCGGATGGTTGAGCTACCCGCGACCTGCGCTGGCCTGATTTGGATATTGGTGAGTTGTGCCATTGGTTTTCTCTCATTGCATATATTGGGATAATTATAATATTTATTGCAATTTATGCAACATAAATACTCGATAAATATACAGTGGTTTCTGTGCTTTTCGGCGCTAATTGTCAGACGGTACAAGCTGAACCAAAAACTTATTGCTTATTACCTGTGCATCAACAATGCATTAATAGTTCTAAAGAAATTCTTCTGCGTTCCGATTAGTTTCATTAACTACCGCAACTGATGGATTAATCATGGAAAAAGAAACCCCTGAACTACCAAGCGAAAAATCACCCAGAATTAATGATTTCAGCGGTAATTTTCGCGATATTCTCAGAGACAGCATGCTGGCACATACCCTTATACTTCTTATTATCTCTATGTATGTGATTCTTGAAGTCAGACATCCTGAGGATGCTACTTTGGGCATATCCTTTATGATTGTTTTCGGTATTGCACTGGTGATTATTGGTATCTGGCTAGTTTCATGCCTCAGGGCAAGCTATAAAAAAATGATCCCCCGCGTTGAGTTCAAGCGACTTTGCATGGTTTTTCATTTAGGCATTTTTGAGACCCTGCTCGTAGGGTCAATTGTTTACACTGCCCACAGCATCGTAGGCGCTCTCGCACATTAATCTTTTCAGGCGGGCGCTCATGCAGCCCGCATCTCCCATGAGCTGCTCCCCGTTAATTTATTCACCGTGCCAAGAAAGCCCAAACAGAAAGCGCGGGCATTAAAGAGCCAGCCAGGGAAAAGCCTTCAAAAATCCTCATAACTCTTTCCTGAAATTGGGTAGATAAGGTAGATAACAGGTAGATAATAAAAAATTAGTTATCTACCCAATTAACCTGATGATTTATATATATTTTATTTCAAAAGGTAGATAAGGTAGATAACCCCACTGAATTTTATAAAAACTCGTCAGCCTTATCGGTAATCTGAACGTTGGTCTGCCGCCGTCCTTTGATGGTTCGGGTCAGATATTCTGATTTGTACTCCTTCGCCGCTTCCTTGATGGCCTTGCCAAACTCAGTAACGCTCAGCGGCTTACTCAGCCCCTGATATTCCATAAAGTCCAGATAGAGGTGATACAGGTATCTCCTTGGCTGGCGAATGCCATCACTACGCTTGCCGCCGCCCATTTCCAGCCCGCGAGGTTCGCTCATGAACGCCAGCGCGGCGCACATGTCGATAACAGGATTTGACGCGCGTTTGATTTCGAGCGCTTCCATGCTGTCGCGTTGCTCGATAAGCAGCTCACGGGCCTTTTCCGGGTCTGCGAAGTCAGCCAGCAGGCGACGAACGATCACCGGTATTTCATGCGCAATTTTCTCAGACAGATGCGGGTCTTTGTCTTCTTCCTTCACGCGATGATTGAACTGGAAAATCACCCTACGCCGGGCAACGCCACCAGCACGCTCGGTGAAAATCATTGGCGTGTTGTTGGTAGCCACGACAACGGCACGCAGAACGGCCGTGTACTGGTGAATGTATTTTGGGTTGATCTCAACTGCATCACCGCCCGTAATCGCCTTGATGCCCGTTCCCTCGCCTGTGTATTTGGGCTGGTCAGGAAGGGTGATCATGCTCTTACCCACGAACTGAGCACGGCCCTGTGCGGTATCCAGCGCGGCCATATTGCCGCTGGCGGTGTTGTGCTGTCCGGCCAGCAGGGTCGCTATCTGAGTGAAGACACTTTTTCCGCTGCCGCCTGAACCGGTAATCTCAAGGAACAACTGCCAGTCGTAGCGGTTCGCCAGCACCATAAACAGGGCAGCGGTAATACGGCGCATTTTAAGTCCATCGTTCTCGGCAACATGGCTCAGCCACTTGTGAAAATTTGGTGCGTTATCATGCAGGTTTTCGCCAGGCGTGGCGGCGGTATACCCGATGCCGTTATGGTTCATCAGCCAGTTATCGGCTGAATGCGCCGTAAACGCGCCGGACGCCATATCGTAAACCCCGTTAGCAAAGGGAATGAGGTTGCGGCGGGGTTCGCCCATGATCGGCGCTACCACTTTAAGCGCCTCCACGGCGTTGTTAATCGTCCTTTTGCCAAAGTTGGTCTGGTGCTCGTTGTAGATCACCGCCATTTCACGGCTAAGCTGCAGCGTTGAAATAATCTCCCATACGCCGTTCTGATAGATATAAAACGCCTCACTCTCCGGGTGAATGCATATTCCATCGTATCGCTGAGACAGCAGAAGGGCTTTTTCATTGTCCTGCATCTGAATGAGGTTGATTTCATCACGCAGGCGCTTTTTACCGCCCTGAATTGATTTAAGCTGAACGGGCATATTTCCCCCTGGCTGATACAGTGAATCGATAAATGCTTTTGTGGCCGCTTCCAGCCCGTGAAGCTGGTGATAATCGTTCCAGTCGGCTTTTTCTTCCGTTGGCGGTAATGCCACCCAGCCGTTAACCGCCTTCGCTGCCTGCTCTGCGGCCAGCCTGCCGGTGTTGGGCTTCTGAGTAGTCTGTCCGTCACTTAGGGCGTGAATGTCGTTATCGGCGGCTATGATGATCCGCGCATCAGGGTATTTTTCGCGTAACACTGCGGCAACGGCCGGAAGGTTCCCGGCATCGAGCGCCACCACCGCCAGCGCGTCAGGTTGCATCTGCTGAGCCGATAGCGTGGTGGCAAGCCCTTCGGCAACGATGACCGTTTCCGGCGATCCACCGGAGTTGAGCACACAGAAAGCGCCTTTTTTCACCGTTCCGGCCACCAGCCGCTTACCGCCATCGGGTTTAATGACCTGGGCGCCACAAACCGCGCCGCTGGCGTTACAGAGCACCAGCAGCAGCGAACCATCGGAAAGCAGCGGTAAGGGGCATTGAAGCCCCTTTGAAGTGAGGTAGGCAGACTGGCCAGACTTTGATTGTCCTGCCATAGCTGAGACTTTATCCGCGATATCCGTTTGAGGCTTCTCTCTGGCTGGCTTCGGTTCCGGCATAGGCAGCGCCATTGCTTCGGCCACCAGCACCGCCGCATCCCTTACGCTGCACTGCCTGACTTTCATGACCAAATCCAGCCCTGTGCCAGCGCCACAATGTGAACAGTGATAGGTTCCGCGCTGCTCAATGTCGTCAAACCGGTAGCGGGTATCACCGCCACAGACCGGACAGGGGCCTTCGCTGCGGTTGGTCGGAATGTCCAGGCGCTGGAGAACAGACGGCCAGTGACCGTCAGCCTTTTTGCGCACGTCATTTACCAGGTTATCCCGCATCTTTAGCGCCTCCGTTAATAAACGTGAATTCCTTCTCAAAGCGGCTGAGTGGATAAATACACGGGTGTTCATACCCGTTTCTGATAAAGGTCACACGGTTAAACCCGATGTCGGTAACAGTTAAAAGCTCGCCGTAACCATCCCGCCAGTTCTGACCACGCCTGATTTCGGGCTGAGTTTTACCACTGGCAGTAGAGCCAGTTAATTTTCTGGTCATGGTTTAAACTCCCCGGTCAGACGTGTTTTGACTGCCTGAATTTCGCTGTGCCTGTTCTTCGAGAAGCCACGCAGCAACGGAATCTAAAAGGTCAGAAGCCATGGATACGGCGGTTCCAATATCTGCGAAATCCATATCGTCAATCGTCTTGCGAAGCATAAAAAGTGTCACGTTCGCCTGGTCAGCGCGTTCAGTAGCCTGCTGGAGTGTGATTTCGTGGCTCATGCCTTACCCTCCGGCTCTTTTACTGTTGAATTCATTGCAGGTTCAATTTCATCACAGGCAGCACAAATCAGCGTCAGCAGCGCACCATAACGCCAGCTTGTTTCCGAATCTGAGTTTTCCGCATCGAGCATTGAACAGAGCACGCCACGGGCCTGATTCAGGTAAGTGCTTGCCTGACAGGATTTATCAATGAGTTCAAAACGGGTCAGGTTGTTACGCATGATATGCCTCCATCGCTAACATGGACTGGATGGAAGCAGCCTTGCTTCCCAGCTGTAGGTAAGTTCGGGTAATGGCTGGATTGCTGTGTCCGAGCATTTCAGAGGCGATCAGTAAGCCCTGCTCACCGCCAGCGCTCATCAGGTTAAAGGCTGCGATTTTGCGGCTTGAGTAGGCGCTCAGGCGAAGTTTGGTATTCACAAAGCGGCTGAACCACTGCATAACGCTGTGCAGCTTCTTCCAGATGGTCTGGCGCGTCACGCTACCTTCCAGAGAATGACAACGGTTACTTTCAATCTGGCTCCGTGAAAACACCAGGTCATCATCAACGAAATTGCTCTCCAGCCGGTTACGCAGGCGCTTAATGATGCCGGGCGGTAGCTGTTTGGTGTCGTGCTTCACGTCAGCGCGGGAAACCAGTTCAAACACGATGGCCTGTTCCTCTGCGGTCATGTCAGCGGCCAGTTCGTCGCAGCTCACGCTGTCCCACTTCATGTAGGCGATATGGTCTGCGGCCAGACGTGCGGCGTCTTTGCGCTGCTGGCGCACAATCTCGATGCCTTTTCGGGTGGCGCGGGCTTCTGCGGCTTTTGTCTGTTTGGCAACCACGATGGTGGCCTGTCCGGTTTCCCAGTTAATGCAGGAATAGCGCAGGGCGCACACATCGCTGGTACGCCAGCCAGTGCAGACGGAAATATCCCACCAGAGCAGCAACCATTCCGGCTGCGTCTGTTGGATGCGTTCGCGCAGTTTGCGCTGTTCGTCGCGGTCATAGACAGGCGTCATGGTGCGTGATCCGCGTGTGCTGATGGCGCTTACAACGTTGCCTCGCAGTTCACGCGCTCTGGCGGTCAGGGTCTGGAGATTAAGCATGGCGCACCTCCTGAACAGGCAGGCGTCCGGCAAAGACCATCACGAAGCCAGCAGGCGACATTTCACGCGCTGCACGCTCTGACGGGGCGACGATGTGAACAATGGCGCTGCCGGTGGCACAGAGAGCCAGGAAGCGAAAACGGAAATTAGGGTGATTTTGGACAGGGATCGTCATCATGGCGATGAACTCCAGTAACAGTCTAAAACTGTCACCGCCTGAGTTCTCACGCTCATAAGGGGCGGTGACGCTGGCGGGGGTGAGAATACCGGCGTTACTGGAAACCGGCCAGCCCGAAGGCTGCCCCACCAGCGCCACCATTGACACGGTGCGGATCATGGCCGCTGTGAATGGATGCGCTGTGGCGTCGACACAAAAAAAGACGCGATTAAAAATGGCGTCTGGTGTCGCCAGTAACATACACGGGTTCTCACGCCCGGTCACGGATTTTGCCGAGACAGGAAGAAGATAGCAGGCATTTTCAGAATAAGGCAAGGAAAAGTTTTTAGCCTCTGCCAGCCAGCAAGGGATCGATCCAAAGGGCTGACCTGCACTTTTCGTGTAGGTTGATTCTTCACCTACGAAATTTTCGTAGGTCAGGCGGCTAATTGTCGGATAGCCCCAACAGACGCCGGGATTGAAGTTGGCGGCAATAACTGGAGTTTTCACACTGGCTGGCTTAAAATCAGGCTTCTCACGGTACTGATTAGCCGCCTGCATTTCGGGGCGGTTTTTCTTTTCCATCACTCGCTTCCTTTTTCGTTACGCTCCTTATCGCGGTTTTTAAGCCAGCTTTCGACTTCATCCACGAACCAGCCCTTGCGGCGAATTCCAATCCGAATGGCCTTTGGGAAATTAACGCTTTCATCTGAGCAGAATTCATCAAAAGAGCTTCGCGCATTAAAGCGGAGTTTTTGCATAATTTCTTTTGCAGTAATAATTTCACGTTCCAGATAAGACATCTTTAAACCTCAATTAAAAGTTTGCTTTAGTCAGGAGAACGTAACGCTTGTGCTTAATAACACTGATAAAACAGGAAAGTAATTTTACCACATCACGCCCGGTTAATATTGTTTATCTCGTTTTAAATATAAAAAAAGGCCAGCAGAATAACTGCCAGCCTGATTTGAGTTTTTAATTTCACACTACCAGCTTAAGCCCTCTTGTGCCGTCATTGTCTACTCTCTCACCGCGCTGCGCTTTATCGAAGAAATCACCAAGCCACTGCATCATTTTTCTTCTTTGCTCCAGATAAGTAGTGCGGTTATAAGCGTTCCTCACCGCATCTGAGCCTACGTGAGCTAAAGCGGCTTCTATCACGTCTGGATTGAAACCCTCCTCGTTAAGAGCAACGCTGGCTACAGAGCGAAGTCCATGCGAGGTAAGTTTTCCCTTGAACTCGGTTCTTACTATCAACTCATTAACCATGCCTTTAAAAACAGGCTGCGATGATTTTATAAAGGAATTGAATACGTATTTTTTATTACCCGTCACCGGTCTCAATTTCGAAAGTATATCCAATGCCTGCGTAGAAAGCGGCACTACATGAACTCTCTTCTTTTTCATTTTGTGCGCCGGAATAGTCCAAGTGTTTTCCACAAAGTCAATTTCTGACCACTCTGCCCTAACCCCCTCGATTGGCCTTGTCATGGTTAGGAATTGCCAATGAACAATCATTTTATAAAATTCATCAGAATCAAGCGATTCTATAGCTGATAATAATGATGGAAATTCTTCCGGCCTGATTGTGGCAAGGTTGTTTTTTTTGGCTTCAGGAATTGCATTGCCAATTTTGCTGAGTTGGTTAGCTGAAATTAAACCTGTGTTCATGGCGTAATTCATTATTTCATTAAGACGCTGTGCATTGACTCTGGCAGATGAAATCAGCCCTTTATCAATCTGCGCCGATAGGGCTGACAGCGCCATGCGCGGCGTGATGTCTCCTACAGGTATATCGCCCAGGCTTATGTTGAGAAAATTAATGCTTCTCTCGATTTGCTTCAAAAGTGAATCACTACGGTTCATATCTTTTTTAAGCCTGAACCACTGCTCGGCCACCAGACGTAAAGTGTTACCGTTATAATCCTGACGCTCACGCAAAATCCTTCTTTTTTCTTCCTGTGGATCTATTCCGTTTCTGAGCAGTTCGCGTGCTGACTCTCTGGCCTTTCTGGCCTCAATCAGGCTCACATAGGGAAAATTGCCGACCGTAAGCGTCTGGCGCTTTCCGGTTCTGGGATGGCTATAGCGAACGCGCCATATTTTAGAGCCGGTACTTTTAATGCAGATCAGCAGGCCGTCGCCATCATAGAGCGCATAATCAGCCGTTCCACTTTTTGCTGATTTAACTTCTACGTTAGTTAGTGGACGTGTTTTTTTCGGCATGTGGATTAACCTCAGCATAGTCCTTCGCGTAGTCCATAAATAAACGGATTTAATCGCGCATAGACAGTCTTAACCAATATCTAAAAACTTCATGTGTTACCGTTAAATCAGCCATTTATCGAAATTTACCTGACTTACCGATATTCACAGATAATCTAAATCGGCTATCCTGCGTAGGCTGGTCCGGTACCGGGTCTCCGCCTGCTTCGGCAGGCTCCGGGTCGTCAGTCCGTTCGCTGTACGCTGGCGGCGCTTCGTCTTCCGCATTCTCGATATCCTCGTCGGTGATGGATGCACCCACGCCCGTGACGTCTGCGTTTTCACGCAGGTCCGTCATGCCCGCCTTAACCGTCATCAGCCCCGCATCCACGGCAGCCACGATGGCGTTAACGGTGTTGGTGGCAACCGTAGAACGGTCAACGTCCGACATCTGCCAGAGCGGGTTAAACTCAAATGTGAAATCGTCAGGGAGCGCACTGCCCAGCTCTGAACGGTACATGACGTCGAACAGCTTACGCAGCGGCTGTCGCAACCGGCGCTCCTGCTGGGTGCTGATGGTGTCGTAATAGTTGGCAAGGTCAGCGTCACCGGTTGAGAAACCTTTAGGCGACTGACCAAACAGGCGCACCAGCGGAATACCGACAGCGCCGCTTATCTGTTCGGCGAACTTGCTGATAATGTCATCGAGGCCCGCAAACGAGTACTGATGGGTATCAAACTCGTCTTCGCCGTCCATCAGCGTGAGCCCTTCATTGCTCTGAAACAGGCGTATCATGTCCATGTTTTTCATCAGAGCGTCCAGAGCGGGGCCGCCCATCGCGATAAGCTCACGGAGTTTCTTGATTTTCATGGTGCGCAGGTGCGCCTTATAGACAAGCTGAGCAGCCCCCATAGAGGCGCTGTCAAACGCCGTCAGCCTGTCCCAGATGCGCTCTACAATGGACATGCCCCATTCGTTCTCAGTCTGGGCCTGCTGGTAAGGCAGTGTCACGCCGTCGAAACGGATCAGGCGGCTGTGATGAATTTTCCATGCCGGGATACCGGATGCTGTGGCAACCACATCATAAAATTCCGGCTTACCCAGGTGCGGCCCCATGTCTTTGATTCGCAACTGAAGGTTCGGGTTAATCATCCAGCGGTCAAGTGGCAGTATTCCTTTGAACTTACCCTTCCCGATGGTTTCAAGCCGCAATGGCGTGAATGGTGCCTGCCCCTCGATCATGATGAAGCCCACCGCGCCGCCATACAGACGCGACCACTTGATGATGTCGTTGAGCCTGTCCCAGATTTCCAGATCGTCAAACAGCGATTCCAGAACGCCGCGGGCTTTAGGCTCAATTTCAGACGTGATACGCAACCCCTTACGGGTCATGTCATCGGCGATAGCGTCCACCGCCGAGCCGATGATAGACGATGAGCGGTAGGCCCATTCAATCTGCATGCGGTTGCGACTGGTGAAGTTGGCGCGGTAAGTGGACGCAGCATGCTGATTGGGCTGCTGCATCCCCACGCGGGCCATGAAGTTATCGTAACTGTCAGCGGTCTGCACGGCGGCAGGCTGGGTTTTACTGCGTCCTCTTGCCATATCCTGCCTCAGTAAAATGTCGTGAAATATCGGCTATTTAACATAATAGATGTTATCCGCCCTTAGCCGTGAGCACTCGCCGGCTAACCGGTGCGGACGGGTTGTTTTAAAACGTTATCTGATGCTGATTGCTGTAACCGGACTGCATAAACATTGCATAAAACAGGCCCGGAAATGCATAGACCTGAAACGTGATGAAAAGGCTGTTTTACGCTGTTTACTGCCTGCCCAGCCGCATCCACGTACCCAGGCTGTCGCCGCTGGTTATGTAACCATCAAGTGAGTAGCGCACCGCATCCCAGCAGTGGTTGTGCTTGTCAGCCACTACGGGAAGCACTTCGCCTGTCATGCGGTCAACCTTGTACGAATAGAGCCGCGCTTCATCGGCCATGTGCTTGCAGCGCTCATGGATAATGATTTCTTCAAATCCTTTCAGATAGGTAATGCCATCCTCAACGCTGCCGGGCCATTTGCTGGCGGCGCTGATGCTGAATCCCTGACGCGCCAGATAGCTGATGGTTTCAGGCCGGCTGTTATCGCCGTGAATGGGCCAGCGTCTGGCATCGGGAACGCCGGGATACAGCTTATCGTCGGCAACTTTCCACCGGGCAAGCTGTTCGGCGGTCGCACCTTCCTTTCCTGCGTACATCTTCCAGAGGTCATCCAGTTCAACGCCGATACCGTAAGCCTCATATTCAATATAAAGCCGGGTGCCGATGATAAAGCAGCGGATAAGCGTGCTGGGGTCGTTGGCGAAGCCAAAGTCAGCGCCGAAGAACAGTCGGTCAGCCTGTTTCCAGAGGTCATCGGGAAATGCTTCGATGCGGTACTTGCCGGAAAAGATAACTGCCTCGCTGATCGTCCTGGGCATCCCGAGCCAGATGTGCTCGTAAGCCTCATAATCGATGCGCTTGCAGTATTCCATTTCCTGCCTGAGCACGTCAGGAAAGAAGGCGTTCTCATCGTAGTTGACGCGGCGAATCATTGCGCCGCCGTCCGGGGGATCTTCTTCATGCCGCTTCATCATGCGGTAAGTCGGATCCTGCTCCTCGCGGGGGTTGAAGGACACCCACACTTCTGACTTATTCGCGCGAACGGTAGGCGTCAGAATATCCCATGAATCCTGCGAAACGGTCTGGGCTTCTTCCACCCAGCAGATGCGTATACCGTGCATCGACTTGATGCTGTTGATATTGTTGCGAAGCCCCTTGAAGGTGAAACGGGTGCCATTCCGGCCTTCAATCTCGTTATTTTTGACCTTATAAAAGTGGCTCAGCCCGAGATTGATGATTTCAGACTCGAGCAGCGCCAGTACCGAGGCGTCGATTGAGTTCTGAAACTCACGTGCGCACAGGATAATCATGGTTTCCAGCGTGCCCAACAATACCAGGGCGCGGGCTATCTCAACGGATTTACCGCCGCCACGACCACCGTACATCCAGCGCCAGCGAACAGCCCCGACCGCCTGATCGTACAGTATGCCAGGTACCCAGTCGCTGCTGAATGAGTACAGCACGCCGTTGATTATTGTTGGGCTGTCGCCTTTCCCTCGCGCAGCTTTTCCATGTGGTCGGCCCACACGTCCTCCGGGCAGTTCGCCGGAGTGACAATGCAGACCTTACCGTAACTCAGGCCCGCGAGATCGACATTTACTTCCGTTTTGCTGGTACTCATGTCAATGCCGGTGAGTTGCGCCGCATTCTTGATGTTGGGCGCAACCTGACCGAATTTTTTATCCTCCAACGCATCCTGTGCCGCTTTGTAGGAAAGTTCGGCAAGGTCTTTAGCGTTAAAGGCTACCAGCATTGCAGCCTCCTGCCTCAACTGGCGAATACGCTGGCGAACATCCGGCCGCTTAAACAGTTTTGATGCCTGGGCTTCTGCGTTGCTCGGTGCAAACCCTGCGCAGATTGCTGCATCTTTCTGTGTCATCCCCTGCGCAATGTTTTGCGCAAACTGTTCGTGCTGAGGTTTAAGCAAGCCATGCTTTTCTTGTTCGTCCGGTGGCATGCTCTGCGCAGCCCGACTATCAGCCGCATTTGATGTCGTGGGCTTTTGCGCAGTTTTGCGCAGTTCCGATTGCGCAGTCTGGTTTTGCGCAGAACTTTGCGCAGCAGGCTTTTTGATATAACGCCGCGCAGATGAATAATTCAGTCCCTGCGCTTCACACCAGTCTTTCGGTGATATACCGCTTTTGGCGTGCTCGGACAGGAACCGATGCTGAAGGTCTCCCCAGTCCGGCTTTGCCATACTAACTCCTGACGAAAGTCACTTTAGTGGTAATGAGGCGTCGAATCAGCCTGGCGGCTTCGCGTTCCATATCTGCAATGGTTTCCGGCGTAGCAGGCTTGAATGCGTATTTCCGCTCAATCTCGCCCAGCACAGCGTTAACGTCTGCATTGGCCGGTGGAAGGATTTCAACTTTAAGGCGAGACATAGTGAACTCCGGTCAGGTTAAGTCAGCAATATCGGGCGCTCTCGAAAGAACGCCCTGTATTGCTTACGCCAGCTTTTTAGCCAGTGAAGCCACATCGTCGAATACAGTATCGACGTCATGGCCTGCAACTTTCAGCAATTCTTTCACCTTTGCCAGTACGGCATCAGTTTTATCGGTTGCTGTTGTGACCGGCTGTGCAGTGGTCGCGGTGGTACCGTCATACAGTGGTTCGGACATCGTTACTCCCTCTTTTTTTAGTAAAGCCCAGTCACTTAACCAGGCGTAGCTTAATTCTTTTTTGGCGCTTCACTTTGCGCCCCCTGTGGTTGAGACATGGCTCGCTCATCCAGTTTGCTTTTCAGTTCGTCAATCTGAGCCTGAAAGCGTTGCTCTACATCGTGCCAGCCGTCACGAATGGCTGTTGATTCGGCCTCTGCCTTCTGCGGGCTGTTCTTCCAACGGAACAGGCCCACCAGCCAGCCAGCAGCGAAACCAGTGACGAGCGCAATCAGCGCCCACGTAATGAGTGCGGTAGTGGTAAACATGTGTTTTATTCCTGACGTTCATCAGAGGGAGGTTAGAAAGCGTATTTTTTTACCGTGTCCTGAGCCATAGAACCTGCAACCCGACAGATAAAACTTGCGAGAACATAGGCTATTGCTGTGAACGTGTAACCAGCGTAACCGAGTAACCCTGTCATTATCAGAAACAGAACCCATCCCATTAGCCGTGAAAAAAATCGCCTGGGTTTGCTGAGGCTCTTTAAGAATTTTTGCAGGCTACTTCTGTTTTCATCACTCTGAATGTCACCATAGGCAACAGCTGTAATGATGCCTATGAAAGCCACCAGCATGCCAAGCGTCGAGAAAATCCATGAGACAGTGACCGTTAAATTTAACAAACCTTCTGAGGGTAAATATAACCCTGCAGCCAAAATGACAGCCACGCCCCATGAAATAACATAAGCAAGAAAAGTGCTCATTGAGTTTTACCTTGTCGGGATAATTCGATTTTGCGGATGCTGGCCTTGTCCTTGTTGCAGTTTCCCAGCACGGTTAACAGCCGTTCGTTTAATTCAAGGCTGCTGCCCCACGTAAGTGGATCGGGAATTTCCGGTACCGGACAATCAGCGGTTAATTCCACCGGGATCGGGACTGGTGGAACCTGAACGAATCTGGTTTCTGTGCGTGCGCAGCTCGCGAGCAGCGGTATCAGGAACAGGCAGAGCAGCGCATTTGTCTGTCTCCACCGCCTTACGGATAACAACAATGCGGTTTTCGCTGTCGGCGTTCGCCTGCTGTTTCTGGCTCTGCGTTGAGGCTGCAATGTCGTTAAACAGTCTAACGGCAGAGATAACATTGTTGGTGACAGCCTCGGCTGATTTTGTCTGCTGGATTGCCGCATCGCGCTGTTGCTCCACTCTGAGGGTTGAATCACGGTAATGGGCAGCGGTCAGCAATAACGCTGCTATCAACACCACCAGCAGGAAAGCCAGCACAGTGCGCCAGTTCGCTATGAGCCATGTCATTGATCCAACCCCCAACAGGTAAGCTCTGATTCCTGGTCACGGCGAATAACCTGCCCGTAACAGCCATTAGAGCGAATGCGGCAATCTTTCCCGCCGTCGAATATCCAGCGTTTAATTTCAGCGCATGCACCTTTGCGATCGCCGCTGTTTAACTTGCGGTAGAACGTCGATGGGAGACATTTTCCGGGGCCGATGTTCCACGGACAGAATGACGCTATGCCAACCTTCTGTGGCTCGGTCAGCGGTACATGAACGTTTTTATCTACCCAGGCTAACGCTTTGGCCTGCTCAGCTCTGTCGATGGCGCGGCATTGGTCAGCGGTCAGGCGCATGCCCTTCACTACGGGCTTGCCATTTACGCGTGTCACACCGCCGCAAATCGTCCAGACGCCGCCGTTGTCGGCGTAAGCGATGAGGCTTGAACCCTCTTTTTCCTGCTGAAACTGATCCATCAGTACAGGAGCGGAGGCACCACCAGCAATCAGGGCTAGCATTGCAGCGCTGAGGCGATTGCGTAGTTGCGGGGATATAGCCATAGCTACTCCTTAGCAGCATCAAGCACCTTGTTTATGCCCTGAATAACTTCTGGCGATTTCTGAACAGCCGGTGAGTCTTTCGAGCCTTGCAGATAATCAAGCACCGCCTGAGCACGGACGCGGTCTAACTCCAGGCGCTCGCGCTCACTGCGCATGCTCTCTTCAATTTCCTGACGCTTCAGCTTTTCAGTGCGCCGCTTATCCAGATACCCAAAGATGGCTATCACTAAACCTGCCACGGCGGTAATCATGTACACCCGGTCGAGTGTCACGACTCCGGCGAGGCTTGAAAGAGTTGCCATCCAGGTGCCCCCGCTGATTGCAGTGTCTGCGTGTTGGTTCATGCGTATCATATCCACCCCCGAAGCGGGGACTGTCCAATTAGGAATTGTCTACTTTCTGTACTGGACACGTCCGGTTAGTCTTTTACTGTCGAGATAAAAGAACCGCTATGCCTTTGGGTAGCCAATGTGAGGGTCCGCCTAAGTGCGGATTTTTTTGCATAAAGATCGCCCACTGCCATATGGATAACGTGAGTAATTTGCGCTGAATGGCAGGGACGAAAACGAAAAAACCAGCTCTATGGCTGGTCTTTGTAATTAGATGCGGGAGCCGATCCCCGCCGCTGGGCCATGGGTATAAGGTGCTCTGACGCTACTGCGATTAACTGCCCGGCACGTCTGCCCAGAGCGAATTAATAATCATCAGGCACACTCGCAAATGTGCCTTGTGATTACTATTTTGGGTTTGGTTTCATAACCAGTGGCCAGACGATCACCACAACACCCGCCACCAGCACACCATCTGCCAGGACCGACATCAGCTTGCTTGTAAAGTCGATAGCCACCACCATAAAAAGCAAGATTCCGGCAGCAGCCCAGCGAAACTTAGACATTACAGATGATTTTCCAGACGCAGGCCGAGAACGTTGGCGATCTCTTCCAGCACCTTGCGCTCTTCCGGCTCAACTTCGCCATCTGCTTCAGCAATCGCAACAGCAACATCGAGCACGTCTTCCGCTTCGCGGGGGTCATGCTTAACGTCTTCAATCTCTCGCAGTGCAGCGCGGCGACCAATTTTGAAGTTGGTATCCAGCTGACCGACGATAGTCGAACTGATTGCGTTGATCTCGGAGGTGAATGCGGCCAGCGATGGCTGATTACGCAGAACCTGTTCAATTTTCGCCTTCTCAGAGGGCTCACACTCGCCGTCTGCATAGGCCACCAGATAGGCCGCATTAACCACGGCCTGAGCCAGATCGCGCTTTTCGAACTTCTTGATATCGCTTACTGCTTTGCGTGCTTTTTTACCGAAACCAAACATGGTGACTTTCCTTTTAGTGGGTGAGCCAGCGCCCAGGAGTCGTTAGCCCACAGAGAATGTCACACTGACGATCCCTATGGCTCACCCCTGAAAAGGCTCTGTGGTTGTATTGCGCCGGACGTGGCGCGGATGGAAACTGGAATTGCAGGCATAAAAAAACCTCGCCGAGGCGAGGTCTTGAATTTGATTAGTGGCGTATGCGTATAAATCTGCCACTATTTGGACAGAATACGCCAATTTTATGCAATGTCAATTTATTTCGTGGCTTTCATGAACACTGCGTCAGCGTGAGCTTCTTCAATTTCGCACTTGCTCACCAGCATTTCGAAAAATGGTTTCCAGTTTCGTGACCATGATGATTGCGTGAGATCAGGAACGAGCAAAGCCACTGAACGGTAAGCCATGCTTGATGGCAACCGGCGATAACCCCGGCTTGAGCAACGCTCACACTCTTTATCAACCGGCACTCCCTGACGCTTTGACGCTTCCAAATCCCGAACCCGGCCTGTTCCGTTACAGCGACAGCGGGCATAGACGCGACCTTTGCCGTCACAGCGGGTGCATTTTTCGCGGACCATCTCATCAACAATGCGCGGCGGTATCTTTTCCTCGCCGTCCACAGCGCTGATATAGCCTGGATACTTCACTACGCTGCGCATGACGTGGTTAAACCCGGTGCCGTTGCAGTGCTGGCATGGTGCTGTTGATGATGCCGAACGTGCATATTCATCAAACGCCAGCTTTGAAAGAACCATCAGACAACGCCCCAGCTTTGCGCCAGCGGCTTTCCTGAGCAGCTTTGGTGCAGTGCGGTTGGCGTACTGCAAAAGCTGCTCGACAGTACGGTAAGTTTCCTCGTTGCTGCCCGTGGATTTAGCCAGTACAGCCGAAATACCAAACGGTGCCTTGGACTGACAGAACCCTACCGCGCCCATCAAATCCGTACCAGTCAGCGAATCACTGCCTGTAGCGGGTGTGGTGGCGTCATACTGCTGGCTCTTGGGATTGAAATATTTGAGTGCTGATTCCAGTTTCATGCCGCCGCCTTTTTGTTAAATGTGAGTTCCCGAACCTGATCGCCGTTCATAATCAAATCGTTGAAATCGCCGCCGTCACACCAGCGAACTGTAACTTTTTCAACATCGTTTTTAGCCAGTAAGTTTTTATGTGCGCACTCGAACGCCTTTGCGTGCCCTGTTGCCGTGTGCCTGTCCATGTCGGTAAAAATAATCAGGTGAGTTACCCCTGCCGGCGCGAGAAACTTCTCCATGAAATTTGCGTTGATGACTGACCAGGTATTGACGCCGTAAAGCTGCTTGCATGACAGGGCCGTTTCGATCCCCTCTGCGATACCCAGCGTTGACGCTACCGGGAAAAGCCGGATAGCAACTGAGGTGGCATATTCCAGATAGTTATCGTCCTGTAGCTTTTTCTGTTTTTTCGCCATATCTACATTCGCTTTTTTATCGCCATCCAGAAGCGTGCGGTGCAGGTAGCAGAGGTTCATTTTGCTGTCGGTGGCCAGTGACCATATCGCCTGAAACGTGCCTCCAGCGTGCAGAGGCTGGCTGGGGCAGTATCTGGACGCATCCGGCACAGGCAGAGTGAATATCCCTCTGCTGCTCAGATAAGCCTGCGCTGGCGTGTCTCGCAGACCCTGCATACCTGAGAACTTGCGCAGGACAGCATCACGCACCTGCTCCACCGTTGTGACCTGCTTTTGCCGCTGCGGTGCGCTGGCGTCACGCTGCCAGACGTTGCCGATAATCTGATCCACCTCTGCAAACAGTTCGCCGATGGTCTTCTGCTGCGTGAGTTCGAGCAGCTTCCAGCCGTCACCGCTGCCGCAACTGCAAATCCACGTTCCCCGACCCTCTTTGTCATCGATGCGGAATTTGCCCTTTCGGTTGCAGACCGGACATTCCTTTGTCCAGTGTTTAAGCCCGGTTACAGGTGGCATCCCGAACGCTTTAAACACTTCCGGCCAGCGCCCGATCACTGCGTCTCTGGTATTCATCAGGCGGCACCCCGCGCTTTACTGAATGCGATAAATTTCGCCTTGATATACCCGGCAACCTCCGGGCCCGTCTCCATCGGATAATCAGACAGCCCGTTTGGCCACTCTCCGAACTTCTCCCTGAACGTGTGAGCACACCATCCGTCTGATACGGGCTTTTTGCCGCTCATTGCCCTGTACCGCTGATAGCCCTTGATCTGGCTCCACCACGCCTGCTTGTCGCTGCGGGTGTATATGCGCTTTTTACCCGTCAGTTTGTGCAGTTTGCGTGAGGTGTCCGTCTCGACGTTCTCACCGCCAACGGGCTTGAATCCGCATTTCGGGCAGACATAAACCCCGGCGGGTTTCATGAAATGGCACTGTGAGCACTCTTTGGGTTTCTTCTCGGCTTTCTCGCTGTCGCCGTAACCGGCTGCGGCCTTCATGCCGTCACTTTTGCCAGGCAGTTCGTCGTACTCGATATCGTCCGGGTAGCCCAGGCGGTGAATACTGCCGCTGTGATCGAAGATGATACAGTTCTGCTTTCCGGGTGCCGTGCGCAGGCCGCGCCCCAGACACTGTATCCAGCGCATTTCTGATTTGGTCGGGCGGGCATAGATAATACAGCGCACATCGCTGTCAAAACCCGCCGTCAGCACACCCACGTTGACGATTACCTTCGTGGCACCCTGTTCGAATCGGTGAATAATCATCCGGCGCTCATCGGATGGCGTGGCGTCAATGATGATCTCAGCAGAGACGCCAGCACGGTTAAACTCTGTCGTGATAAATCCCGCATGTGACTGATTGACGCAGAAGCACACGGTCGGGCGGTTCTCGCCATGCTGCAGCCAGTTACTGACGATATCGCCCACCAGCGCTGAATCGCCCATAATCTCCGCCAGCTGCTCCTCGTTGTAGTCCTTGCCGAAGCCACCCTTCGCGGACATTTTCACTCCGTTCAGATCCGGGTTTGTGGGTGCGTAGAATTCATACGGACTCAGGTCACCAATACCGATAAGCTCCTTCATCGTGGTTGGCTTGATGAGGCGCTCGTAATACTGGCCCATCCAGGCCGAGAACGGCGTGCCTGACAGGCCGATTACCCGAATGTCGCTGTCGCGGATAACCTCAAGCAACGCACGGCGTTTCATGTGGGCCTCGTCCACGATCAGCAGGTCAATATTTTCCGGGAATTCACGGCGAATCAGCGTATCTGCCGAAGCAATCTGAATCAGGCGATCCGGGTCGTGCGGCTTGTAATCTCGCCAGACGTAGCTGATCTGGTCTTCGGGGATGCCGTACTGAACGAAACGCGCAGCAGTCTGGTGTACCAGTGTCAGGTAAGGCGCTACAAACATCGTGCGTTTACCGCTGGCAAGCGCACGGTCGGCCAGGAATGCCGATATGAAGGTTTTCCCATACCCAACAGGGGCATACAGAAGGAAAGTGCGATAATCATTCCAGTCCTGGCGCAGCATCTGCAAGGCTGTAACCTGTTTGAGTTTAGGCTTGAGATTCAGCACAGCAAACCTCCCTGAAAACTACCGGATGAGCATCCGCATTTTTTGGCGCCTGTTCCGCTACTGATTTATCTGTGTAATAATCACTCATGGTGGTCGGCCTCGTAATTCTGATTGCCAGCAGCGGCCGGAGCGGTATTCCCGTTCAAAGATCTACCCTCCGGCTTGCTGCGCCCTCCGTTAAAAAGTTGTTCCTTCCATTCCTCAATAATCCGCTTGCTGTCCTCGCGGTGCGCCGGGTGCGGCATCATGCGATAGTCACGGTCATAGTCGATGGTGTGGAAATGGGGGTTGGTGATTTTTGGTGCCACAATTCCCACGGCACGCTTCACGTCTTCCTTGGTCGGTACGCGCTCCAGATATTTTTTGAATTCAATCTCACCTGACGCCTCGAGGCCGTCTGCAATTTTGCGAAGCTGCTTAACGGCGCGGAAAAGCTCTTTCACGAAGTCATTGTCAGCGGACGGCATAGGTTCGCCGGGGATCTCCACGCCGTTGATGTACAGCGGAATGCTGTCGAGAAACGCATCGCGGTTAAGGTGTTTGTTAACCTCGGCCGTGGTGATAATCGGGTAAGCCTTGACCAGGCCGAACAGCTTCACGGCGGTTGCGCCATCGTGGCGGCCAGACTTGCCGTTAGCGCAGCGCACAGCGGCGATCAGCGCGTCCTGATGACGCAGGCTGAGCATGTCGTAATCGCCAACAACGATGTAATGCGTGCTCAGGTCTTCCATGTTGACCGGCTTTGCATGGCTGTTGTGGGGCTTGTGCTCTTTGCGGGCTGGCGCATTCTCCTTGGTAATACGTTCTGCCTCATGTTGCGAGACGCCATTTTTAACAAGCTCAGCGACCACTCTGGCAGGCTTCCAGTTAACCTGAGCGCGAAATTTATCAATGATTTTTTGTGTCTTATCTTTGTTGATAATCATTCTCGTTTAGTCCAAAAAAATATGGGGGTACTTAAGTAAGTGATCTCTGGCAGATCGGAGAAAAAGCACCTTTGCCAGTAACACAGTCCCAAATCTGAGCCGCTTTCAGTTCCGTTCTCACCACCACCCCTCTGCAAGCTGATCGCCGCCGATCTGTGCAGCGGCAACCGGCTTGGCATGGTTACTGGCCAAGGCGGGTTTTTCGGTCAGCCCCATAGCCGCATTCTGATAACGCTGCACATACAGGCGCAGGCGCGTGTTAGCCTCGCGGCGTCCGGCGTTCTGCTGGCGGTATGGGGTCGGTTCTGCATCGAATGCAGCCTGATAGACTTCGGCATACTGCGTTGCTACCTTGTGCCGCATCGACACAGGAAGCCCGTTAAGCTGTTCCTGAATCCACTTGCCGTCTTCCTGCACGTAGAAGGCTGGCATGACGACTGAGAGGTAATCAGGCTGCATGGTCTGGGCCTGTCAAAGTTGGGTGCTCATAAGGTATTTCAGGGTTGATATGGCAGAGAATGGCAACGTCTTCTGGAACACCACGAAATTTCCATTTACCAACCGCCTGACTTGAGCGCGGCTTACCACGCTTAGGAAAATTCATTCCAATGTTAGTATTTGTTTTGTAATGCTTTTTAAGTATTTCGTAGAGATTCATAACTTGACCTCGAAACTAAAGTATCATACAAAATTAACACAACGAACCCAAAGTATCAATTTGAAATGCTACTTTAGTTTCCTAAAATATGAGGCAATCCATGAGCAACTTATCTGAAAGACTTATCAGCCGCAGAAACAGCTTAAATCTCACTCAAGAGGGTTTGGCAAAAAAAGCTGGCGTAACACGGGTGGCAATTAGCAAAGCTGAGTTGGGTCTTACTAAAAACTTCAACAGTAATACGTTATTCAAAATCTCAAAAGCGCTTAATTGCGACGCTCAGTGGTTGCAAACAGGCAAGGGTGATGCGGATAACGGCAAAGCTAATGAATGGGATACAAACGTTTCCAGCGCTCCCCAAAAGGATTTTAAATACTCATACCCAACCCTGAACTGGGTGCAGGCCGGGCAGTTCATGACTGCTGGTGATGATTTCAACATTTACGATATAGATAACTGGAAGGATTCGGTGAAGTACGCTGGTGAGAATGGGTTTTGGCTGGTAGTTAAAGGTGACTCGATGTCGTCACCAGTTGGTGTAACATTCCCTGAGGGAATGAGCATATTGATAAACCCCGATGCGGATGTTTACCCGGGCTGTTACGTTCTGGCCTATAGGAAATCTTCTGGCGAAGCAACTTTCAAGCAATACGTATGTGACGCTGGCGACGAATACCTTAAGCCCATAAACCCTCAGTATTCAGTCATAAGGATCGATGAAGATTGCATTATTGGTGGGGTAATAGTAGATGCTCGATGGGATATATTTTAATAAAATTCAATGAATAAGCCGCTTTTGCGGCTTTTTTTACAACCTCGAGCGAAAAAAAAGTATCATACAGCCTTGACCACGAATGATACTTTAGTTACATTTAATTCCAGAGCGCGACCGAGGAAGTAATAATGTTAAAGCAATTCGAACTTCAGAAACAAAAAAATGCTTTAGAAGCATCGCAAAAAATAGATTCTATCCTTTCAATTCTGTTGATTGCTTTGAGTACAGGTGATGTACAAGAAGAAGATATTGAAAATGTCATATCTACAGTTTGGGATATTAATACAAACAATCTCAAAAATTTGTCAATGGGTGAATGAATATGTCAATTAATATCGATGAACTCAATGAAGCATATACGCTTTCAAAGTCCTTGAACGTTATCATCAAAAAAATGATGGACTCGCTTCCTCCTGATCAAGATGATAACTCAGCAGCCTTTTACGGTCTGTCACATATTTGTGAATCAGTGACCGACAATCAGGGTAAAGCAATACAAAAACTCCTTAAAATCGATAATAATTAATTAAACCAATTTAATATTCACGCCCAACGGCGCGGGATTCGTGCAACCAAAATCAGGAGTGCGGGAAATGAAAGATGATGAACTTAGCAGCACTGATATCTATATCAGTCAGATAGTGGATTCATTCACCGCTATTGAAGTTGCCTATAAGAATTGCAGCAGTATTAATAGCACCGACATTGTTTCAATTATGGGCTGTGCTGAGCGTTCAGGTATGCATGCGGTTAACGAGTTAGAGAAACTTCTCTATAAATTTAAGAAGTAGTCACCTTACCAGTTTCAGCAATCAATAACTCATGGTGTTTAGATTATGAAAAATACAGATATTAATTGCGTTAACTGTGCGGGCTCTAAAGAAATTTTAGATGATTTAAAGCGCTTCCATAATCGCATTCTGCAAGCAATTACGGCGATTGACATTATTCACAATTCTGATTGTGACCATATTGAAATTGATTTGGGCCTGAAATGCGCGATTAGTTCTGCGTATGAAACTATCGAAAACATGCAGGTGCGCATCGACCGTATGGATAAAGCTAATGAGCATTAAAAACTCAACCGCATACCGTCACGCTCAGACCTGCCACCTGTCGAAGCATGACGTAATTGCAAACCTTTTTCTCCGCGCTGCTTATGGGGTGAAGTGATGGAAATTGACAATTTCGAAGAAGCCAAAAACATTTCTGAGCAGTTAAATGTTTTAGTTCAGGTTATTTATTCTTCCCAGCTATCTAATCATGAAAAAGATGTTTTGACAGGCCTGAGCCTCAACTTAAGTAATGAACTCTATCACTTCTGCAAGGCAGGGTTTGAAAAGGACGAAGCGGAATGACCAGCATCCTTGAGAACAACCGCAATTATCTGGTTGCTGCGACAATCAATTCAATGCTGATGAAAAATGGTCATAAATTTTGCACTGTAAAATTATCAAATGGTGAATCAGTCAGGTTACAGATTAATGAGACAAAGCTGATTGGCGCTCTGGTTCATTTCTTTGAGACGGCGGTTTATGCAGCTTACCCCAACGATCAGGCAGAGAGTGAAATAAGAAGCCATTACCAGAACTGCCTTAATACGAATAAAGACAGATTAACTTCTGTCGGCGTTGAATTCATGAGCGGGCTGATTGAAAACGTTGCAGAGGAAGCATTCGCCAGCAGTGGTGATAAATGAGCCTTACAACTTTTAAAGCGCCTGAATGGGTAATCGTTCAGGCAACGAAGAAATTATCGCAGTACAGGAAGCGCCGGATATTCGCCTGCCGCATTCGTAGTACCGGCTACCTCAGCCTGGCAGTTAATCCTCGTTGGCGTCTGCTGTCGCGGAATAACGGCAAAGACTGGCAGTTAATGACACATGAAACCTATAACGGAGTTAAGGACGGAAAGAAATGAAAAAATTATCAGTAATTAAAGAAGACTCAATCGACGAATCATTTCGCATCGTCAGCTCACCAGTATTCGTCGTGACCCGTCACGGCTGGTCAAAGCGTTGCCTGAGCCGCAGTGCCGCCATCAACAATCTGGCGCATTACATGGTCACCAAAACTTTTCATCACGCGGGTCTTCAGACCAACGACCCCATGCTTGATGGGTTTAACCAGCCAGTTCCGCACAGCGTTGGCCCGCACACTCAGCAGTATCTTTTTGCGCACAACCGGACGGCCCGCCGCATTCGCCGCATCCTGGCTAAAAAGCGCGAGTTTAAAGCCTGGGTGGCAAAGCACGAAGCCATCAAAACACAGTATGCCGAACACCTGGCTAACAAACCTTACTGAGAGGAAAAAAATGAAAGACGAACTTATGCAGGTCTGGTATCGCGTCACGTTCATGGTTACCGATCTTTTGGGTGAACGCCGTGAGTATTCCATTTTTTGCCAGGGCAGCAGCGAGACAGGAACGGCAGTTTCGGCGGTAGTGGGGATTCTTAACAGCAAGGAGGAACTTTCCTCACCAACGTTTAAATCTATCCGCATTGCTACTTATCACGAAGCTGAGCAATTCGATGCCGCGCTTGACGAACTGGCCGATCAGGATACAGAAAAACTGGAGGAAGAAGGCGATGAGTAAAACACTGGTTATTAATTCTGGCCTTCTTCGCGCCGCGCTGGTTTGCGTTGCCAGAAAAGACCCTCGTTATTATTTGGAGGGAGTGCATATCACGCCACAGTATCTGGAGGCAACCAATGGACACGTTGCGCTTCGGATGGAACACGGCTTTAAAACCAATAAAGACGTCATCGTCTGGTTTGGCGGCGCGGTTCCGGCTCGTGCAGAAACTACTGAGATTCATTTCAGTAAAGAACCCTACGCTGTGCATCGTGATGAAGCGGGCGAAAGAATTGGCTTTACTGTCATCAAAATTCTTGAAGGCCGGTTCCCTGACATGGACAGGGTGATCCCGAAGTCAGTCGATGAAAATGCTACCCCCGCACTGAGCGCTCATTATCTCAGCTACCCGCTGAAAATGTTTGGCAAAGGCAGCGACCTCATTCGTATTCGTCTGGCACCATCCGGTGAAACAACCGCATGCCGCCTCATGTTCGATCGCTCAGTAATGGAAAAGTTTGGTAACGCTCAGTTCGTTGTCATGCCTATGCGTTACAGCATCGAGGACTTCCCAGAGGTGAAAGCATGATTAACAAACTCCCGGTAGTGGTTGGCGTGGAAATTCCGCTTGATGAGTTTGGGCGCTACAACCTGAACACGCTGCACAAGGCCAGTGGTGAGGGTGAGAACAAAGAGCCTAACCGCTGGCTCAGGACGAAACAGGCGAAAGAGCTCATTGCGGAACTCGAATCTAAGTTGTTGAAAATGTTCCAGACGCCAAATATGGCGGCAGCTCAAAAAGTAGTCGATACGGCGATTGGCGGCGCTTCGCCCGGTACATATGCACATGAGTTGATTGCTGTGTCTTATGCCGGCTGGGTTAGGGCTGACTTCCAGCTTGACGTTAACCAGGCTTTCATCGACTTCAAGTCTGGCAGTAGTCATATCAGCCTGGAGAACATGCCCTCACTGGCGCACCTGACCGGACGCTTTGAAGAGCTGCGGCATATCGTTTCGCGTGATGAGCAACAAGAAGCGGAATTGCTGACCATTTGCAGCCTGATTATGAACGGACGCAAGAAAACCAAAGGCAAGCGCCAGTTGATGATCGAAGCGCTGGATAAAGCCGGTCAGGTATCGATGGTGCTTAAAGGCGGTGGCAAATGAAAAAAGTTGCTGAGCTGGTCATGTTCACCCTGTTCTTTTCCAGCCTCGCGGGGCTGGGATTAACAGCGGGGTTCTTCTGCTTCATTGGTTTTAGCCATTGGCTCAAGGGGGTGATCGGATGAAGTTTGATTTCAGAGATAACGGAGCCACGGCCACGCTGACTATCACCAGCAGCCTTTTTGAATATCGCAGGCACCAGCGGGCGGTTGATGCCGCCCTGCTCTCTGCTGATGTTCGGGCCAGCACGTCAGGCATCTTCTTTCGCAAGACGGTAATCAGCGGGCCGGTTAAACGTGGTTTGCGGGCATATAAGGCAGTAATGCGGGAGGCTGCACAGTGAGCAATATTCAACTGCCTAACGGCCGCATCAATATTGAAGGGCTGGATGGTATCGCCGATCACCTCAAGGCGCTGGCCATCACCAACAAAACTATCGACAGCATCAAAGTGCGCGTCGCAGAAATTGATCCATCGGACATTGGACGTTTTCGCCGCACAACTGATGCGCTCACTGCATGGCGAAAAATGCAGCGCCGGATTACCGAACGGCTTTCTGTTCTGCGTCAGGAAGAGAAGCAGATGAACCGTATGCGCAGCCAGTTTGAGAGCGAAGAACTGCTCAGGCTGTTGCGCAGCGAGGTGTCGAAGGAAAGTTTGCTGAATTGCCGCGTTCTGGCGCAGGCAATCGCTGAGCAGCGTTTGCAGGAAGAGTTGAATAAGGCGGTGGGCAAATGAGCCAGGAAAATATTTTTGAACTGATTGCACTGGTGAAAGAGGCAAAAGGTGATCCGTCCGCTGTAGTGGATATCGTTTGGGAGGCTGGATATCGTCAGCCGCCGCGCACGGAACAGGAAGCCGCGCAAATCACTATCGATACATTCTTCTACTGCGACAGCTACGGTATGCCATCCGATTTCTGGCCGAAGGATTATGACGGCGTTCTGTGTAACGAGCTGATGAAAGCTGTGCTTACAGAGGCTGAGGATGATGCTATATGCAAACTCGACCCAACCAAAGTGGCAAAAAGCATTCTGGCTGCCGGGTTCGCTAAGGTGGTTCCCAATGACGCAGCGTGACATGGCAGACCTCAACGACGAGCTGGCGATGCAGAAGCCATTCAAACTACCAGAAGTAGAGACATGGCGATCCCCTGATGCTGTTCGGGCGCAAATGGCTTATCGGGTTTTGGTTGAGAAAGCTCTTACCGCCGCGACTGCATTGCAGGTTTCGATTCCTGATGGCTGGAAGCTTGTTCCGGTAGAGCCAACGGAAGAAATGGTCATTCGCGGTTTCGAGTCTGCACCCAGCGTCATTTTTAGTGACCCAGCAGATTGGGCGGCATACGAGGCAATGAGCGGATGTCAGCAGGCAGCACACGAGGCCAAACTTTGCTATTCGGCAATGCTGGCAGCCGCGCCGGAGGTGAACGGTGGAAAAAATGACTGACACGCAGCAGCGCACGTTCGATTTCATCCGCGGCTTTATTCGGGAAAATGGTCTGTCGCCAACCATCGTGGAAATTACCGAAGGCATGGGATGGAAATCACCAAATTCAGCGGTGAACCACATTAACGCACTGGAGCGTAAAGGCTATCTGAAAATCAAGCGTGCTACCGGGCGAGGAATTACATTGCCAGCCACCAGCTACGAGCATGAAAGCCTTGCACGTGATGCAGCGACACGTATTCACGAGATGCTGCACATTGCGTTTCGTGATGGCTGGCCTGAAGTGAGGATCAAGGCGGCCATTCAGGTTGAAGTGATTAATGCATTGCAGTGGGCCGCGCCCACAGGACGGTAATTTATGACAACTGTCATTCATCTTGAGCCCAATGAGTGGGTTACTGAACAGGTTCTGATTGCGGTATCGGGCCTGAAATCTGGAACTATTGCTCGCGCCCGTAAAAACTCATGGCTTTTGGGTAGAGAGTATAAGCACGTTTCGCCAGACGGAGAGCCTAAGCCCACCAGCGAATGCATGTATAACCGAAAGGCAATTGATGCGTGGGTTTCGGCCCAGAAACATCCCATCGGATGACCGGAAGAATTTAAAGAGATAGACTGACGAGGCTCCTGGACGTCAGGAGGGAACAATGAATAAAGCAGTTTACCCGACAGGCGTCGAAAACCACGGCGGCTCACTCAGGATTTGGTTCCTGTTTAAAGGTCAGCGCATCCGGGAAAATCTGGGCGTGCCTGACACCGCCAAGAACCGCAAGGTTGCCGGAGAGCTTCGTGCCTCTGTCTGCTTTGCAATTAAAATGGGAAGTTTTGATTACGCTGCGCAGTTTCCAGAATCATCCAATCTCAAGCGGTTTGGGCTGGAGAAGAAAGAAATTTCAGTGGCAGATCTGGCGGATAAATGGCTGGATCTGAAAAAAATGGAAATCAGCGCCAATGCACTACACAGGTACAAGTCGGTAGTAAAAAACATGCTTCCGAGGGTTGGGGGGAACAGGCTGGTTTCTTCTGTTACGAAAGAAGAGCTGCTTTTTGTCAGAAAGGAACTTCTGACGGGTTATCAGGTACTGGAGCGGGGAAGGAATATCCCCGTGAAGGGGCGGACGGTGCCAACGGTTAATTACTACATGGGTACACTGGCCGGAATGTTCCGATTCGCTACTGAAAATGGCTACCTGGAAACCAACCCTTTCGCCGGTATATCGCCTCTCAAAAAGGCCAGGGCGTTACCGGATCCGATCAACAAGGATGAGTTTAGCCGGTTCATCGCTGCATGCCATAACAGGCAGGCGCGAAATCTCTGGACTGTTGCCGTTTATACCGGTGTGCGTCACGGGGAACTGGTGGCGCTGGCATGGGAAGATGTGGATCTGAAAGCCGGAACCTTGATGGTAAGGCGTAATCTGACGTCATTGGGAGAGTTTACGCTACCCAAAACGGATGCGGGTACTGACAGGCTCATTCACCTGCTAGAGCCTGCACTGAATGCGCTGAGGGATCAGGCAGAGCTTACCCGCATGGGTAAGCAATACCTGAAAGAGATAAAGTTGCGGGAGTATGGCCGGACAAGCACGCACCCCTGCACCTTTTTATTCACACCTCAGCTAACGCGGCAGGGCATCAGCAACGGCCATCATTATGCGGTAGGCGCATTGAACACCATGTGGGCCTCTGCAATAAAACGTGCCGGTATAAGATACCGCAATGCCTACCAGTCACGCCATACCTATGCGTGCTGGATGTTAAGTGCAGGTGCTAACCCGACCTTCATTGCATCGCAGATGGGCCATGCCAGCGCCCAGATGGTTTATAACGTCTATGGAAGATGGATGCCTGAGAGCAGCATGGAACAGATAAATACTCTCAATCAGCAGTTCAGAGACAGTGCCCCATTGGTGCCCCACAGTGCCAAAGCAGACAGTTAG